CTGTTGATATCATCTTTGGTATCCTTGTCACGGTAGATAAGTGGTTCACCACCACCAGTGATTTCCACACTCTTGGCACCTAGAGTTCGAAAATCACGCAATACTTGTTTGATCTTTTCAAATGGCATGTAAGACTTCAGCGGACGTTCTGCCACACTACAAAACGGGCACCCACTGGAACAAACTTCACATGGCGATAGTTGAATTGTGATGGGTTTGAATTTCTTATCGTGTTGAATGCTGTGTAGCACGTCGGTGTGTTGCAACAGTTTGTCGCCCCAGGTGCTAAATTTTTGTGTCAGCACAATGTGTTTATTCTTGTCTTGCATGTTCTATTCCTTTTCCTGTGTGTGGGTTGGGTGACTGTTTTGAAGTTGACATTTCCCCGATAATCTTTCGGCTTTTCATAACAGGATGTAATCTTGCCACAGATGGTATGCATACTTTCACATCCAGTACAATTGTGCCCATTTGATTGTCGGTGGCACGAAATCCGTGTTCGTACACATAATCAATTAGTTTTTTTGCCCCTTGTGGTTTAATGATATAAGCATACACCCCGGTACTGTAAACTCCTGCATGTTTTTTACTCTTTAAGGCGTCACTATATCCAGTTAATTCTGGAATATCAATAATTGAATGAACAGTCACTGGTGCCGTCAATTCTTTTTCTATTACAGCATCATAGCCGCCATTGGTTTTCATATAAGGACTAACACAGTCCAGTTTGCACACGTCATCAAATTGATCAAAAATATTTTCAGGGATTTCTCGCATGAGCCAACCGTCATGTTCCAACACAAGGTATGGTTCGTTATCTTTGACACAGGCCATCCACAAGTAAAAATGGCTTAGAAAGTTGCCATAGTGCCCCAGGGTCATTTTGCTTAGTTTTTGTTTGCCTAGTTTGATTTTGAGTTTTTTTAAATGTTGTTCGTAGTCTCGCCCCCAGATGGCTTCAAATATTTCTACATTGATTCCAACCTTGGCTGCTTGCTCTCTACACTCAGCCGACAACTGTTCGGACATTTCGTGTCCTAACATAGTAATAATAAATGATTTCATCTGTAAATTGCCTCTACGTATTGGTATTTGTCAGTCCAGGAGTTGGGAATGTCGTTCCAGGTAGTATTTAACTGATCGTCTAGCCACCCAGGATAGTGCGAGCGATCTTTCCACCACCAAAACAGATCACTGCCACTCCAGTTCTTGAAATACCTGCGAAAGAACTCACGTGTTCTTGGCTCACGAAAATGTGCAGGATCGTACATGGCTTTTTTGCCCTTGGCAGGACGTTGAAAATTCAAGCCGACAAAACAAAACTTATCAGCATATGATTCCAGTTGTTTTGCAACCCAATTCAGATCATCGTCTGGAATACTGTTTAGAACCTGTGTGCAAATAACACCGTCAAACTTTGTGCCTGCAGGAGGCGGCGTTTCCGATCCTGCCACACAAGGATCATAGCGATACACACTAACACCCAGATAGGCATCAAACGTTTGCCAGTTGTGTTCTCCGGCATAGGGAAGAGGATCAGTGTATTGTTGACCTTTGCCGCAGCCATAATCCAGTATGGTTTGAGCACCATAGTGATCCACTAGATCCTTGATACAATTTTGATATTTGACCACATCATAGCCTGCCCAACTTTTATTGCTCTCCTGGAACTCACGACCTAGACGAACTGATTCTGCATAGTACGCACTTGTCATAGCAACTTTATCTCTACTGTCGCTCTTTTTTTACCACCGGCGTTTGAAACCACATTCACAATCTCAAAACCGTCTACGCCAATGAAATTGGTTGATGTGCCTTTGCATCTGATGTCCAGGATGATTCTGGTATTTTCATGCGAATGCCGTTTCATAAGATCTATGTAGGTTTTTACAGGATAGTGATGTCCGCAACTGAGCCATGATGTGATAACATCAAATTTTACGTCACTGGGTATGTTGATATTGTTGGCATCAACAAGGTGATAATTTGTTGTACCTAGTTCTTGCAGTTTGGCATCCAAGAAATCAAATGTGTGATAAAACTTTAGTTCACCAGGGTCTGTGTTCCAGTTGCCGTAACTGGCAGACTCAGGTTTGCTAGCATTGGTGCTGGCATCGCCGTCCAGCAACCAAAGTTCTGTGCCATACTTTTGACCAAACCATCTTGCATCCCAGGCAAAGCCGCAGCCAATGTCCAACAGTCGCCCTATAGGTTGATTCAAGTAAGCATCCACAGTTTCAAAGTTTACTCTGCGTTTGGCAATGTATTTGTCAGTGGTCCACTTGCGTGACCATTGCGCCGAATCATGCGCTCCTTTGTCTGGATCTTCTATTGCCATCCCATGATCCAATCGTCACGCACTTGATCTAGTTTGACCATGCCCCAGTTTTTCAACAAGTCAACAGCCGCAAACTGGCCGTATTGTTTGCTGTAGGCATCATGTGGTTTTTGTTCTATTACCACAACAGGTCTGCAACGTCGAATGGTTTGTTCTGCACCTTGCAGTATGCGATACTCATAGCCTTCGCAGTCAATTTTGATGTAGTTTATATCATGCAAGTTTAGATTGTCAAGCCGAACCACTTGCACATTGCCTACGCCCATGGTGTTGGGGTCAAGATGACTGTGCCCCGAATTGTCTTCGGTAATGATCATGGTTCCCATTGTGTCCTGATCGCCCAGCGCAATGGGACGAACTTCAAAGTTTGCTCCTGTTACATTGCTTTCCAGACATTCTCTAAACACAGCAACAGGTTCAAAGGCTATCACACGGCCAAAACTTTTCACAAGATCACGACTCCATAAGCCCACATTGGCACCAATGTCCAGGGCCACATCTCGTCGGGTGCATAATTCAATGCTGCGTTGTCGCACAGCAATTTGATATTCAGCTGGTAGACCTTTGTCTACACTTTTCTTCAACATCCGTGGCAGGTGTGTTTCGAAGTCGGGAAATTGCCATCCATAGTGTTCACGCATTTGATAACTCCTTGGTTTGTGTTAGTATTCTAGCGGCTGTGCCATTGGCCAATTCATCAATGTGAAATTGACCATACGCAAGATGACTGGTCCAGGCATATATTTCATCAGTGGTGGGATACCACGGATCTTCAATTTGACTCAGGTCCGTGTTGCTTACAGGTTGGGCAGCATTGCTGGGTGCCAACACAAACGTTGGTACACCAGTCAGTATGCTTTCTGTTGCGGCTACACTGTTGAACACAACCACTGCATGCACATCATCTTGAATGCGTTGTGCAAATGTGTTGTTGGCTCGGAATCTAGGATCAGGATTGCGATCTCTAATGTAAACTGGGCGATCAGTGTATTTTTCTATTTCGGCCTTGGTATTGGCCAACCATTGAGCCAGTTCGATGTTGTAAAACACACATGGTTTAGCGTCAGGTGCAGCAATTATGATGGCCTTGCCGTGACGGCGCCGAGGCATGTCTATGCCAAAACGTTCCCATCTATCTCCGGGCCGCCGGACCACTGCGCCGTGTTGTAGATTGTTGTCCACTATTCTGTGCCAGTGTTTCCATCCACTGGGATTGGCTGCGCTGGGTTTGTTACCAAAGTAACCTGAATCAATGTATCTAAACTGTCGATCATCAGCCCAGCATTGTTTGATCAGTTTGTGTTTCATGATACCCCGTATTACCAAGGGATTGGAATCCTGTGAGTAGTCCCAGGTTTCTAGTACAGTGGGCCGAGCACCTGACCCATGTGCAAACATGTTGACGTATTCGTCTGTTCCGCGTTTACTGAGATAAGTCCAGGTCATTGCCAATAAGTTTCTTTTCGTTGTACCACAAGATCACTTCTTCTACTGCGGCCTTGGTCTTTGCGAGCACCTTTGAGATGATCAATGTAGGTGCCCCATTCGCAATTGATCAGTGGGTGTCCTTCACCAGTGATCAACCCTTGGCTCCAGTTCAATTCATGCATGAGAAACTTTACCCTCACTGCATCAAATACAAAACTGTCGTGCCATTCTTTCAGAGTAAAAATTCCGTTTTCAGCATCATCGTACATGCGTTGAAACTCTGTTAAAAATTCTTGAGCAACAGGAGAAGTCAAATGCATGCCGTACAATCCGCATTCGGTAAATTTGTTGGCCCGCCCAGCATAGCAAAGGTCCGCAGAATCAGGAAAGAACTGTTCAAGTTTTGATGTGTTGATGGTGTTGTGACACACCATGTCTGCATCCATCCAAATTAACCATTCAGTGCCGCAGTTACGAGCAGCATGAAACACAGCATACACCTTGTGCGCAAATCGCACAGCATTCCATTTGAATCCTTTGCCTGCATCTTTGCGTTTGCTGCGTACTGGGTCAGCGCCAACATCGCCATTGGCGCGGGGCACATGACCCCAGACTCTTTTGAATTCAACCAGTTCGGGACTGGCCTGTGCCAAATTGACTATTTTTAAATTTGGAGCCTGCTGCGCAATAGCAACATCTTCGGCATACACCAGCAACTGCACATCCTGAGGCCACGTGGACAAAAATGTATCTATCATGCGACTGCCGTATTGTTTATAACCACTGGCATTAAATGTGGTAACTACAGAGTATTTCATATCAGATACTTATGATCAAAAACATAGCCTATTTCCCTTTTCAGGTGGCACTCAATGGTCCACCTGTGTTAAATGCAGTACTGGATACCTTGCAGTCTGCTGGTATACAAACACAAGAAAATTCCTGGACCTCAGATGCTGCTGTGATTTGGAGTGTGCTGTGGAAAGGTCGCATGCAGGCCAATCAAGCAGTTTATCAGCGCTATCGTGAACAAAACAAACCAGTGATCATTATTGAAACAGGTGCCCTGTATCGTGGCAACACCTGGAAGATCTCAGTAAATCATGTGGATGCCACGGGCTATTATGGACATACTCAGAATCTTGATTTGGACCGTCCCAGGCGCCTGGGTGTAAGCCTGGCAGTAAATCTCAGTTCTAATCCTGTTGTGTTGATCACAGGTCAACACAACCGCAGCCACCAACTGGCCGGTGTGACACAAGAAGTCTGGATGTCTGACGTCATCGACAAGATTAGATCTGTAACTGATCGTCCCATTCATGTGAGACCGCACCCACGTTGTGCACTTGATTGGAGCCAACTGCCCCGGGACATACATCGGGAGCAGCCCAAAAAACTAGCTGGCACCTATGACAGTTTCAACATACGGTTTGATTATCACGCTGTGGTCAATTACAATTCGGGTCCAGGCATACAAGCTGCCATAGCCGGAGTTAGACCAATTGTTCATAAAACCAGTTTGGCACATCCTGTATCAATCGCAATAGACAACATAGATCAACCTTATGATCTTGACCGACACCAGTGGTTGACAGAGATTTGCCACACTGAATACACTCTTGACGAAATAAAACAAGCACTATGGCTAAAAAGAATCTTGCCCGCTTTGACGGCGTAATTGACTGTGCATGCGTGATACACAGTTCAGGCTATGACTGGACCTATGTGGATCGACTGTACAACATGCTGAACCGACACTTGTCCGGCGGCATACGTATGCATGTGTATACTGAAGCCGATAGACCAGTTCCGGACCACATGATCAAACACACACTTACCGATTGGCCAGGCATTGCTGGACCACGACGCAGTTGGTGGTACAAATTACAGCTATTCAATCCTGAACATCATGCTGGTAATTTGTTGTATCTCGATCTTGACATGGTACTGGTTCGCAGTATTGACTGGGTGCGAGATCTTGATCCTGGCCAATTCTGGGCCATACGAGATTTTCATTATCTTCAGCGACCCCATGTGACCAAGATCAACAGCAGCATGATGTGGTTCAACGTGTCCGCCCACAGTCATGTGTGGCAGCAGTTTGCAGCCAGCGATATAGAAAAAACCAGTCGCAGATACCCAGGAGATCAAGATTATCTTGCACAGGTAATTGATCGACATCAGCAAAGATTTTTTGAAGATCGATATTTTCAAAGCTATCGCTGGCAATGCCTGGACGGTGGATTTGACTTCCAAAAACGCCTTTATCATGCCCCGGGCACTGGTGTTGCAGTTGCCGGAGATACTGCGGCCATTGTGTTCCATGGCCGCCCTAACCCACACGAAACACAGGACCCACTGATAGTTGAACATTGGCAGTGATTTACAACATCCAGTGCACACACACCTATAAATACTATTCCAATAACAGTTGACACTAGTGTTACAGACTGTTATAGTAAACTACTTCAAACAAGGAGAAATCAATGAAGAAATATGCTTTAGTAATGGCCCTAGCATTGGCCGCATCCCTGGCGCAAGCCGACGTTGCTGTGTACGGTAAAGTACGCCAGTATTTGAATACCGACGCTGTTGGCACTGCCAGCGGTGTTACTGCGTTGACAAATGATACCAGTCGAATTGGTTTCCGTGCCAGTGAAAAGTTGGCCAATGGTTTCACCGCTGCTGCTGTTGTTGAAACCAGCGTGTTGGCCGATGCTCCGGGTGCTACAAGCCTGGGCGATCGCGAAAGCACAATTGGCTTGTCCAACAAAATGATTGGCGTGCGTATGGGTCGTGCATCACATGCATATGATTCTGTAATTGGTGCATTTAGCCCTGTGAATGATTTTGGTGCCAGCACCGGAACAACTCACACTCAGCCCACAAGCCGCATTCAGAATGCTGTGTTTGGTGCTGTGAACGTGGGACCTGCTGCTGTTCGTTACGATCGTGGATTGTCCGAAGTTGCTGGCACTGATGACGTGCAAGCTACCAGTGTTGCTGCCACTTTTGGACCAGTTGCGGTTGGTGCTGCTCGCCACATCGGTTCTGGTAGTGACTACAACTCTGTTGGTGCTAGCTACAATGCAGGCATTGCCACTGTGTACGGATTGTGGAGCGAGCAAAAAACTGCTGGTGCCACTGTCAACACTGGCAAGAGTGTAGGCGTTGCTGTTCCTGTAGCAGGAACTCCTGTCACAGTAAAAGGTTCGTATGGTCTCAACACCGCTGACACCAAGAGCTACAACGTGCAGACCACTTATGCATTCAGCAAAACAACATCTGCTCATGCTGTGTTCCGCAAGGACAATGCAGTTCTTGCAGCCAACGACCGCCAGCAATTTGGTGTTGGTTTAGAATACAATTTCTAAACCCAAAGTACTACTGTAAAAGTAGTACCTTTTTGTAACAAAACCCTGCCCTGTGCAGGGTTTTCTTTTGGTTGACCATTAATGCCCAATTGGCTATAATACACACATAAACAGCAAAAAGGAGCCAGAATGCAAGCAACAGAATTGGACACAAAAACAGCGCCATTTGCCTGGGTTGCGGCCAGAGATGCGGCCATGAAAAGTTATGTCGCTAGCACTCTTTACACAGAGTCTCAAAAAGTTCGGGCCGAGCGTATGAAGTTGGGCCTTGAATTGGTGTACTCCTTCAAGCAAACCTACATCACTTACCGTAAAAAATTCATCACAATTAAGTTAGAACAAGCCCGTGTCAAAGACCGTAAAACTCTAGCTCTTTTAGAGCAAGATTATACAGTTGAGGGCAGTATTACTAAAGTAGTAACAGATCAGGGTGTGACTTATCGTATTTTACGAGGTTGACTCAAAATGCCCAATTGGCTATAATTAACGCTTAAACAGCAAACAGGAGATTGAAATGGACTACGCTAAACAACTGGAAATTGTCACCAACTGGGGTCGGGGCCACAACATCCAGGGCGGCATGATGAAAACTCTGCAGGCCATGCAGGCATGTGGGTCAGACGAACTGCATCGCGATGAGCGTCAAGCATCGCGGTTGTTGATGGATCACTTTCAACAGTTGTTTGCCCGTGTGCAAAACGGTTGACCATTAATGCCCATTCTGCTATAATTAACACTTAAACAGCAACAAGGAGAGCAGCATGGGCTACAAGGTACTAGCAGACAAGACAGAAATGGACCAGATGCGCACCCGGTACAGTCCACGCAAGGGCTTGGAAGGTCCATTCAACTTCTCAGGCCGAGTGTTGTATTATGACAACAAAGAGGGCGCCTACTACGATCCTACCACAGACTTCTATGTGGAGCAGGCGGAAATGGATCTGATCCATGCACGATTGATGACTGTTTTGAGCAAGGTGTAGTGTTTTTGTGTTGCAAAAAAGCAACACTCAAACGGTTGACCCTTAATCACCAAACTGCTATAATTAACACTTAAACAGCAAACAGGAGCCAGCAAATGATCAAGCAATTTGTCCAAGTTAGTGCCCACAGAGACAGCAACAATTTTGCACATTGCAGTAACCTGAGCCTGATGGCTGATCGCGATATGAGTGCCCTGCAAGCCCATCGCTACCTGCAGGTCATGGCCGATGACTATGCCCAGCGCGGATACACCGTTGAGTGGATTCGTGAGGACTGGGATGCGGCCTACGAAGAAATGTACGGTGACCTGTTTGAGTCCCAGGTCGTGTTTAACTGAAACAGGAGTTGACAAATGTATAACTTAATTCTGGTGCTGGCCACAGGTGTTACCACTGTTGGTAATTACGCAAATCTCAATTCTTGTCAAGCAGAGCTGGCACAATTTCAAAAACAAAATGTCACAGCGGCTTGCGTACAGCAACCCAGCCCTGAACAAAGCATGGCACAAGCCCAGGCCATAATGAAGAATTTTATGAAAATCATGGAGCAAAAATAACAACAATGTTGTTATTCTGGTATAATACACACATAGACAGCAAGGAGTACAAATGATTGATCTAGCTCAAGAATACACAGTGGAGCACAACGGACGCTCTTACACATTCAAGCATGGTGATCCGTTTGATCGCGGCATGTCAGACAGCTACTACGGTCGTATCCGTGGTCCACACCGGGGTGGTGTTGGCGGCACCAGCGGTCTTCGTAACACAGACCTCTCTCTGCAAGAGATCGCAGACTACGGTGCAGGCTACAACTACAACGAGCACAGTGGCGAGAAAAAGAGCTGGGATTGACCTTTATTCGCAGTTGTGCTATAATTAATACTTAAACAGCAACAGGGAGTCCAAAATGGGTTTTGAAACAGTGATTCTTGACAAGGTTAATACTGTTCTTAAATCAGACAATCAAGCCAGTTTCTTTTGCGGCACATTGAGCGTGATTTGCAACGAAGCAGAAGCTCGCAAAATCTATCACCGACTCCGTAAAGATCAATACAAGGTCCAAGTCAGTCTGGATGGATCTTACGGTTACAACTTTGATTTTGTTGCTTAAACGCAACACCGGGTTAGTTGACTAATAATCACCATTCTGCTATAATTAATACTTAAACAACGCACACCAAAGGAGCCAACCATGAGTGCAATTCGTATCGTTCGCGGAGAGTATCGTAAACGTCCCGTAGCTGATCAAGTGTTCAGTCTTGTGTCGGGCTTTCAGTCCGGTGCCAAAGGCAACTTTGTGACTGTAAAAAACGACGGCAATTTTCCTAACTGTCCTGATACGATCCGTATCCGTGTTGACAACATTTCTGATATTGAGTATACTAACGGCATGACAGACACAACCACCAACGCTGCCAAGGCAGTGGCTGCACCAGCAGAAACAGAAGAACAAGCAATTGAGCGCATTCGTGAGCGTTTTGACATCCTGCACGAAATGACCAAGGCAGCAGTTACAGGTGACATTCGTGCCATGATTGTATCAGGTCCTCCGGGCGTGGGCAAGAGCTTTGGCGTGGAGCAAGAGATTGAAAAAGCCACCATGTTTGACAAGCTGGCAGGCAAGCGCCTTCGTGCAGAAGTTGTCAAGGGTGCTGCTACTCCCATTGGCCTGTACCAGACTCTGTACAAGTATTCGGACGAAAATTGCGTAGTGGTGTTTGACGACTGTGACAGCATCTTGCTGGACGATGTGAGCTTGAACCTGCTGAAGGGTGCCCTGGACTCAGGCAAGAAGCGCAAGATTTCGTGGCTATCAGAAAGCAGCAGCCTGCGCCGCGAAGGCATTCCAGACAGCTTTGAATTCAAAGGCAGTGCCATCTTTATCACAAACTTGAAGTTTGACAAGATGAAGAGCCAGAAACTGCGGGACCACCTGGATGCATTGCAAAGTCGATGCCACTACCTGGACCTGACTCTGGATACCATGCATGACAAGATTCTGCGTATCAAGCAAATTGCCAAAGATGGCGTGTTGTTTGCAGACTATGATTTTGAACCCGAAGTTCAGGACGAGATCATTGCGTTCATGGACGCCAATCAGAATCGTCTGCGTGAAATGAGTCTGCGTATGGCAATTAAAATTGCAGACCTGCGCCGGATGAGCATGCTGAACTGGAAGCGTCTAGCAGAAACAACTTGCATGAAGGTGGCTTAATATGTTTGAAATTTGGGATGGTGACTTGTTCTTGTACGCTGTGGACACTGTGTACGAAGCCGATGAACATGAGGCCAATGGTTTTACTGTGAAAGAAATTAAACAATAATCCTGGGCGCTGGTTGGCTCCGGCCCAGGCTTTTGGCAGGTACCCTTAAAACGGTACCTGTTTTTTTTAATGTTAAATATTGCACAATGTTTTGTTATAGTCCTTGGTCCAATATAGATTTTTCACCTACTGGTGCAATTACACCTTGCTGTAAATTTCAGATCAAACACTATGACAAAATACACAATATCAAGACAGACTCAATTACTGCATATGCCAACAGTGATTTTTTAAAACAAATAAAAACTGAATTTACCAATGACCAATGGCCGATTGGCTGCGAACGATGCCAAATTGAAGAACAAAACGGTATTGAAAGTAAGCGGCAACTTGACCACACTCGGTGGAAAGATCAATACCAAATTTATCAGTTGACTGAAAATAATTTTATTACAGCCAGCATTGCATTTGGTAATACATGTAATTTAAAATGTATCACTTGTGGACCAACGTCGTCTAGCAAATGGCACAATGAAGCCAAAGACATTTACAACATAACAATAAAACATCATAAGTTTTTCAAAGAAGAATTTGTTACTGATTTTGTAAACAATGCCCCTGGTATTATTCATATTGACATCCCCGGCGGCGAACCCTTTCTAAGTGGAGTGCCGGAACAAAAAGCATTGTTGAACTATTATGTGTTGTCTGGGCAAGCCAGTAATATCACATTACATTATACCACCAACGCAACTGTATTTCCAGATGACGAATGGTGGGATTTATGGACGCATTTTAAAGAAATTGATATGCAACTAAGCATAGACGGAGTTGGCAACCGTTATGAATACATTCGATTTCCTGCCAGTTGGATTGAGGTTAATTGCCATATTGACAATTATATTAAAAAATCAAATCTCAATAATTTTAGACTCAGTGTTAGCCACACTGTCAGTGCGTATAACATTTACTATTTGGACGAATTTTTTACTTGGTGCAACAACAAAGGACTACCGCGACCTTGGTTAGGAAGGGTGCATTCTCCGGCGCACATGAGACCTGGCGTATGGCCCGATCAAATAAAAGATAAAATAACAAATCATTTAGAAAACAGCAAACACCTTGATGTAAAAACGTGGATCAAATTGCTAAAAAACACCAACGATTCTGATTATTTTGATTTATTCAAATCTAAATTGCACGAGCATGACGATTACAGGAAGCTAGATTTTTCAATTGTATTTCCGGAACTAGCAGAATTTGTAGCAAAATAATACCTATTGTTTTGACTTTGGTACTTAAATAGTGTATACTACACAATAATGAAACAAGCAACAATAGTGATTCGGGACGAAGTGAACATCAAAATTGAGGGCCTTGATCTTGACTGTAGGAAGAAACTGGTCAGCACATTCAAGTATGAAATCCCCGGAGCAAGATATCAGCCCGCAGTAAGACTGGGGCGGTGGGACGGCAAAGTGGCTTACTTTCAATTGGGTGGTTCCAGCTACATCAATCTCTTGCCTGAAATTGTTCCTATTCTAGAACGATACGATTATAACATTGAACTGGATGATCAACGTGATTATTCCACGGTGTTTGATTTTGTACAGGTAACAGAAGATTCATTTGCACACAAGACTTGGCCGGTGGGGCATCCTGCTGTGGGTCAGCCCATTCTGTTGCGTGACTATCAAGTGGAGATCGTCAACAACTACCTGCAGAATCCGCAGTGCATACAAGAAGTGGCCACAGGCGCAGGCAAAACACTTATGACTGCTGCCTTGAGTCAAAGCGTGGAGGCATATGGTCGCAGTATCATTATTGTGCCCAACAAGAGCTTGGTAACACAAACAGAAAAAGACTATGTCAATCTAGGCCTGGATGTGGGTGTGTATTTTGGTGATCAAAAAGACTATGACCGAACACACACCATATGCACATGGCAAAGTCTAAACAACATGATGAAAAAAACCAAGTCGGGTGAAGCTGAAGTGAGCATTCAGGACTTTATTCAAGGCGTGGTCTGTGTGATTGTGGACGAAGTACACATGGCCAAGGCAGATGCCTTAAAGACCTTGCTCACAGGTGTGATGGCTAGAGTGCCAATTCGATGGGGACTAACAGGAACTGTGCCCAAAGAAAAGTTTGAAAGCCAAAGTCTGCTGGTAAGCCTGGGTCCTGTTATCAGCAAGCTCAGTGCTAGTGAACTGCAAGATCGTGGAGTGCTGGCACAGTGCCACGTGAACATTGTGCAACTGATAGACCATGTGGAATACAGCAACTATCAAAGTGAACTAAAATACCTGCTGGAAGAGTCAGGTAGATTAGACACCATAGCTGACCTGGTGCGTCGAGTAAACGAAACTGGCAATACCTTGGTGTTGGTTGACCGCACAGAGTGTGGTAGACAACTGGTAGCACGACTGGGAGAAAAAGCTGTGTTTGTGTCCGGAGCAACAAAGGGCACAAAGAGACAAGAAGAATATGACGAAGTGGCAGATGCCACAGACAAGATCATTGTGGCCACTTACGGTGTGGCCGCTGTGGGTATTAATATCCCCCGTATTTTTAATCTGGTTCTTATTGAGCCCGGAAAGAGCTTTGTTCGAGTTATACAATCAATTGGGCGCGGCATTAGAAAAGCCGAAGACAAAGATCATGTGCAGATCTGGGACATAACCAGCACATGCAAGTTTGCCAAACGCCATTTGACCAAACGCAAAGCCTTTTATAAAGAGGCCAATTATCCGTTCTCAGCAGAAAAACTAGACTGGATGAAAATCAAATGAAACATTTGGTAAGTTATGTATCGGGGTGTGCTGGAGATTTTGTTGTGAATTGCTGTAACCATCAATGGAATCAATCAATTGGCACAAACGGGCGTGTCACACAGTCTGCATCTGTAAAATTTCAAGATAATTCTCTGATTGATTCAGATTGGTTAGAGTTGTGCAACAATTTTTCTGAATCGTATGTTAGTACTCATTCTGTTGACAGATTGCTAAGACTTCCAGTGATACCAGTCTGGCTGGTTGTTCCCGACGCAAACAATTATGCTATATGGGCCAGGCGTGATTGTGCAACTAGACATTATAAACTATTATTAAGTCCATTTGGTGATTTTTTTCTTAAAATAAAAGAATTGGTATTAGTAGGCCAAGCAACACATGCTGCTGAGATGTATCTTGATTGGATCACAGACTATAATTGGGCACTGATGCAAATGAGATTAGTACAAAACTCGAATAAAATAGATGTAAGTCATTTGCTTGAAAAAAATGGAATTGATAGTTTAATAGATCAAATGCCGCATCTAAAATTAGTTACAGCACAATGTAAAAAATATCATAATGAGTGGTTAACCCGTCAAGTTGATTTGTCCGAGTCTTCGGTGATTGATCTTTTATCTATTAAATTATCAAAATTTGTAAATGAAGATTCTTAAAGATCAAACCTGGTTGACTTTGACCCGCAACTACTGTATTATTACTACATGCGAATTTTAACACTAGACAACACTTATTACAATCTCGATCACCTGCCCGAAGAAGTAGATGACATGAGATTTGCTATTTTAGACAATAGCGACCCCAAAGATCCTGACTATCATTTTATTCCCTTGATCTTTTTAGAAAGCTTTACTGCTCCTGCTCTGGTGCTGCGAATAGGTGACGCCACAATACGCATGCCCATGGACTGGCAGATCTTGATCGGTGAACCTGACGTGGGTGACCTTGAAGTACTGCCATTAACCAGCATCAATGATCGCGGCTTTAGAGTGTTTCAATTCAATCCACTCACAAGTTTTAGACCCAGCTTTCCTGACATCGAAATTGTGGATGTGTACCAAGAAGTCACGTGGTACGCACCCAAACTCAAGAATGGTCAGATGCTGGCCGTGCCGCTGAATGACGATGCAGAACCCGACTGTGTTTACTTTGTGAAAGACGTCAGCCGCAACTGCGAGATTGTGGACTACAACAAAGCCTGGTAACATGGGACAGCTCAAGCCAGACGCAACATACATTTACGAACGTGTGGGTGACACAGTGTTTAGAAGAGAGTTTGGGGCAGATCCCAACACACGTGAAGTAATGGGCTACGATTATCGCACCAGCGATGGCAGACCCTTGCACGATCATTTAATGGATTCCAAGATGTGGGGCGAGATTCACCGAATGGCCAAAACCAATCCCACTTTACAAGATGCTATAGATCGTGTTATTATGATTTATCAACTGAGCAAAACACATGAGTGACAAGTTACACATTGGCAATGAGATGCGACAATTAGACATCAAGAACAGAGACTTCTATGATGAACTTGATTCTGATGAGCGCAAGAAATTCTCCACATTTTTAATGTTGCGCTGGGGCTCAGCAGTGGAAGGTTCTCGTGAACTGCAAGAATACTATGTGCAAAGCTGCAACCACTATCTCAACAAACACTTTTTTGACATAGGTCGTCATCCCAAACTGCAATGGTTGTGCGCCACTGCTGTTAGTCCAGGCATGGGCACTCCTCGACACAACTGGATTGCGCCCAAAAAGAAAGAAGCAGGACTCAGTGTGAAACGCCGGGCTCTGCAGGAAATCTTCCCACTCTACAAAGACGACGAAATTGACGTCATGGCCAAAATCACCACACAAAAAGAAATTGATGATTACAATCGTGCAGCCGGACGAGACAAAAAGTAAATTCGCATGTGAATACTGCAAGAAAGAGTTTGCAAGAGAAACCTCAATTGCAGTACACATGTGCGAGCCCAAGCGCAGGCATCAAAGCCGCAATGAGGCAGGTGTTCGGTTGGGCTTTCAAAGTTACATACGTTTTTACGAAATTGCAGCAGGTTCGGCTCGCACCAAAGATTTTGACACGTTTGTGACATCGGCCTACTACAGAGCATTTGTAAAGTTTGGTCGCTATTGTGTGGATACCCGTGTGATAAATCCCCCGCGGTTCATTGACTGGCTGCTCAAGCACAACAAAAAAATTGACTACTGGTGTAGCGATCGTGTGTACACTGAGTACTTGATTGCACACCTGCAGACGGAAGCAGTGGATGATGCCTTGGCCCGAGCAATTGAATACAGCATGACCTGGCAAGAAAACACAGGCCATCCTGCACATGATTGCATGCGTTACGGTAATACCAATGCAGCATGCCATGCAATAACATCGGGAAGAATAAGTCCATGGGTAATTTATAACTCAGAATCGGGACAAAAGTTTTTGAGCAGCCTGGATCCCACTCAGGTGGCCATGATCTGGAGTTATATTGACAGTGATGCCTGGCAAAAACGTTTTAGAGATCACCCTGAAGATCAAGCATATGCACAAGAAATCTTAACCAAGGCAGGATGGTAACATGATTCAAGGAATAATACCCGGTACAGGGTTAGTAACCACAGGCGGCAGCTCTATGCAGCCGTATATAAGCCCAGGATCTCAGAGTGCTGGAATATTACGGTACAATACAAGTTTAAAAAATATAGAAGTGTATGACGGTGTCAGCTGGCTAACGTTGTCCTGCAGCCATACTCAGATAAGTCTTGACGGTCCAACACAGGAAGCTGTCCAGTGGGTTCGTCGTCGAATGGAACAAGAAAAACGCCTAGAAGAGTTGGCCAGACAACATCCTGCTGTGGCCGATGCAGCAGCCGCAGTGGCACAGGCACAGGAACAACTGGACATAGTGACTGCACTGGTACAACAATGAGCGCAGACATTGACATTGACTTTGCTGACCGCGAACACATACTGAAATTGATTCAGCACACACCTGCACGGCAGATCACAGATGGAAGACCCAGACGTCACAATTCGGGTGTGTATGTCACTGATATTCCTTACGATCCTGTAAATCAGTGTGCAGCCATAGACTATGAGTCAGCAGAGGCTCGTGGTTACTTTAAAATTGACTTTTTGAACATGAGTGTGTATCAGTTGATTCGTGATCAAGCACATTATGATCAATTGCTGGCGCAAGAGCCAAACTGGGCAAGATTATGGACTGATTCTGCCTGGGCCAGCCAACTGGTGCATGTGGGAAATTATACTGATTTGTTGCAACAAATGCGGCCGGACTCTATTGCAAGAATGGCAGCATTTATATCGGTTATTCGTCCGGGCAAAGCACACTTACAGGGTCAGCCCTGGGATCAAGTGTTCAAATCAGTCTGGGACGGTGACACCAGTCGGGGCTACACATTCAAGAAGAGTCACAGCCTAAGCTACGCAATGTTGGTTGCCTTGCACATGAGTTTGCTCAGTCAAGACGTCGAACCAGTGTGATGCTTCTGCGTTTGGTCTTTTTGCGAGCAATGTCAGACAAACTGCAAGCAGGACCGTGTAAGATTTCCAGGTCTTTGTTGACAAAAGTTCGCAATGTGCTGCGGAATTTGTCCCAGTCCCTGCGTAAAAAGATGTTGATGGGAATAGATCGATTGCTTTCCCACCACCAGGTGGATGCAAGTTCTAGAAATCCCAGCTTGTCTTCCTGAGCCATCACAGCACCAAAATCGTAGATAGTGGTCACGTCATCATCTCTATTTTGTACCACGCCCACATACTCTGTATTGGCATAAACGCATAGTGTTATAAACGGATATTTTTCTGTTAGCTTTTGGAATATGTTATTGCCCATTGCGGTTATTTATGGTCTGCTAAATACAACAATGTATTCCACAACCGTTTATCTTTATCAACAAATCACCAGAGTATTACTGGTAGACACCACGGGTGGATATTTTCAAGCGAGGTATGATCCAGTGTACGCAAAAACTTTAACAGTAAACAAAGGTGTTGACAATGTGTTGCTCTTTGAATTCATCAACCAGGATCAAAAGCCTGTAAACATCACAGGGTCTACATTTCGATTCCGACTGATGAATCAAACAGGCGATCAGCTGTTGGTGGAAAAAAACATGGACGTGCTCAGTGCCGCAACAGGGCGTGTGCGACTGGTACTTGCCCCAGAAGATACCAATGACATTGTGGCCCAACCTGGCAGCTACAGCATAGAACGCATACAAGGCAGTTATCATCAGGCAGTGTTTACCGATGCCAATGCAGGAGCCCGTGCGGACTGTAATGTTGTGGATTCGATATACCCTGAGTTTGTGCCCAGTCAAGAGGTTACTATACCCACTATCACTGGCAAAAATCAAACTGTGAGTGCAGCACCAACAGGTTGGCCTGATTGGGCTCTCAATCCACAACCACTCAACAGTACACAACGAACAGAGTTTTATTCCAGTCATATGACCACCAACAGTTCCAGTCTGACCACAGTCAAAATGGACCTGGTGCATTACACAGGCACACTCAAACTACAGGCAGCACAGGACTACGAATCAGAATTCTACAATGTGACAGAAAGTCGTGAGTATTTGGATGCTACTGAATCTGTTTATTTCAATGCTGTGGGCTATCATCCCCTGTTGAGAATTGCCCTGAACACATCGCTTGGCTACGGGGCCACAGCTCAAGCCACAGTGGTAGATGGTGTGGTCACTGCAATACTGTTGACCAATGCTGGTAATTCTTATGTGGCTCCTCCTTATGTGCAAATTCTGGGCTACGGTGCTGGTGCCACAGCAGTGGCTGCTTTGAATCCAGGCGGCGCCGGCACAGTGGCCAACGTCACTGTGACCACGGGCGGTTCAGGTTACGTGCCCATCCAGTTTGAAGGATCTACTGCAGCCACAGTGTTGTTGTCAAACGGCTTGGTTGAGAATATTCAATACCGATAATCGTTGTTTTTGTACACAAACTCTGTTATACTATAACAGATGATTGACATTACACAGTACTTGCCCGGCAAAAGAAAGCAGACCCCTTCGGGCTGGATCAGCTTCAATGCTCCTTGCTGTACACAAAATGGGCAATCGGCTGATGCTCGACAACGAGGCGGATTAAAATCAACTGATCAAGGTTGGAGCTATCACTGCTTCAACTGTGGGTACACCGCTAGCTTTATCCTTGGCCGTACACTAAGTTTCAAGGCCCGCAGGCTCTTGGGCTGGATGGGTGTGCCTGAACGTGAAATAGAATTGGTCAATCTTGAAAGCTTGCGGCATCGCAGCATCTACGGTATTGTAGAAGATAGACAACGTGTGGCCAACGTATTGCAAGACATTGATTTTGAAGAACGTGAACTGCCACCTGCGTCAGAACTGATCACTCAAGAGCATCCCAAGTACTGGGAATACTGTCGTGATAGATTTGTGCCTGAAGATTTTCCCATGATGACGCCCATACGCACTGATGGAGTCCACTGGATCAGACCCTGCGTGATTGTGCCGTTTACACACAACAACAAGATTGTGGGATTCACTGCTAGATTTCTAGATAACAAGATTCCCAAGTATATTAATCAAACACAACCTGGATATGTGTTTGGTACTGATCTACAGCACCCAGGGTGGCAACATGTATTGGTCATGGAAGGTATATTTGATGCGCTCAGTATTGGCGGCCTTGCTGTGATGCACAACGATATTAATGATGCACAAGCAAGATTGATTCGTAGCTTGGGCAGAGAAATCACAGTAGTTCCTGACCAGGACAACGCTGGATTAGAACTTATTGACAGAGCAATGGAACTGAACTGGGCAGTGAGCATACCCAACTGGTCTGCAGAGGTCAAAGATGTCAACGATGCCGTGAAGAAATATGGTAAGTTAGGAACACTGATAACTATCATGCAAGCTAGAGAAACATCCAAGATCAAAATTGAATTAAGAAAGAAACAACTTGTTAAAAGACTACGGAACTGATGTACAACGACTGTTCCTGGAGATGATACTTCAGGATGCAGAAAGTTATGTTCGTGTGCAGAACATCTACAATCCAGAAAACTTTGATCGTAGCGTAAGACCTGCGGCTGAATTTATCAAGTCACACAGTGCGGATCACGGCACCTTGCCCACTGCTGCGCAAATTGCTGCAACCACAGGAATCAAACTACAGCATCTAGATGAATTCAATGAAGGACATCATGCCTGGTTCATGGAGGAGTTTGAAAACTTTACCAAGCGACAGGAACTGGAACGTGCTATCTTGAAAGCAGCAGACCTGTTGGAAAAAGGCGACTATGATCCTGTGGAAAAACTGATCAAGGATGCTGTGCAGATCAGTCTGACCAAGGACATGGGCACAGATTACTTTGCAGATCCCAGTGCTCGTATCAACCGGTACTTCAACGCTGGAGGGCAAGTTTCAACAGGTTGGCCACAAATGGATCGACTGCTGTATGGCGGATTCAGTCGTGGAGAACTGAACATCTTTGCCGGAGGGTCTGGCTCGGGAAAAAGTCTTGTGATGATGAACATTGCCTTGAACTGGTTGCAACAAGGCCTAAGTGGTGTGTACATTACACTGGAACTTTCGGAAGAACTAACCAGTTTGCGCAGTGATGCAATGCTGACCAGCATGAGCACCAAGGAGATTCGCAAGGACATTGAGACCACAGCGCTCAAGGTCAAAATGATTCAAAAGAAGTCTGGACAGTATCGTGTGAAAGGTTTGCCAGCACAAAGCAATGTGAATGACATTCGTGCTTACTTGAAAGAAGTACAAATACAAACAGGTATCCGTGTAGACTTTGTGATGGTGGATTATCTTGACTTGGTCATGCCTGTGAGTGCCAAGGTCAGTCCCAACGATCTCTTTGTGAAAGACAAGTATGTGAGTGAAGAACTGCGTAACCTGGCCAAGGAACTGGGCATTTTGTTGGTAACAGCCAGTCAGTTGAACAGATCAGCAGTGGAAGAAATGGAATTTGATCACAGTCATATTTCTGGTGGCATCAGCAAAATCAACACAGCAGACAATGTGTTTGGTATCTTTACCAGTCGCTCCATGAAAGAGCGCGGCAAGTATCAAATACAGTGCATGAAATCTCGAAGCTCGACCGGCGTTGGTCAAAAAATTGATCTGGAGTACAACATTGAAACCATGCGCATTACTGATGAAGGCGGAGACGAAAACGGCTACAACAAACCGCAAAGTTCAATCATGGATAGTATCAAGGCCAAGAGCCAGGTTGCTGCAAGCTCCGATTCGGCCTGGGCGGCACCTGCAGGCGGCACACATGTCTGGGACAAGCCCATGGTCAAGCAGGGAGATGTTGCTAAGGTCAGTGGTGACGTTCAAAGCGCCAAACTAAAACAGTTGCTGGGACAGATCAAGGCGTCATGATATGATAAATCAATTTTGTAGATACTTATCCAATGGGTATTCGTTTCAAATTGGCAGAAACAATGAGGTTGGTGTTAACCCTTGTTGTCTTTACCAGCGTAAAGGGATATTGCTAGGTACGGATTTGTTGAAGGACAGACAGGAAAGATTAAACACAATAACAGACTGGACTCCTGAATGTAACCGTTGCCGCGTATTAGAACAAGCTGGACAACAAAGTCTTAGACAAAGTGGCGTTGATTGGATTGACAACGATGAAACATCCCTTGATCCGGTCAGTATAGACATACATCTTGACAACGAGTGTAATGCAGCGTGTGTGATTTGCAAGAAAGAATCCAGCTCTTTGTGGCTCAAGGAAACTCAAAAACTCAACAATCAACCGGTAAAATTTCACAGTGATAAAACAATTGTTGATCAGTACATTGCCAAAATTGTAAAAGCTGTGTCCTTGGACAAAATTAAATATATCAAATTTTTTGGCGGCGAACCACTATTTACAGACACACATCTTAGATTTTTAGAACATATTTCAAATCCTGGCCAGGTCACCTTGCACTACACAACAAATGGGTCAATATATCCCAATGATGAAACCCTGGCAATGTGGCGCAACTTTAAAACAGTGATCTTTGCAGCCAGCATAGACGGAATAGAACAACAGTTTGATTATGTGCGTTGGCCTCTGCCCTGGAACAAAGTCAGTGACAATCTGTTGCGTATCAAACACAATCCAGACATTCGGAACGTGATGTTTAGAATTGAATTCACAGTTAATTTTCTTAATGCCTATTATTTTGACCGCGTAGAAACATGGATCTCAGAAAATTTGGCCACAAACTACGGCGGTGGTAAAACAGAAATAAATGTTCATCCCTGTCATGGAATATGGGACCTAAACAAAATGTCTCCAGGTATTAGACATTTGATTTTGACAAAATACCCTAGCACTCACGTGATACACAAAATGATTAGCAATTTGCCGCAGACGTTGACCTTGCATGAATGGCGAGATTTTGTTGCCACCTGGGATTCAAGGCGTAACAACAGCTGGAAAACAGCATTTCCGGACCTGGTAGATTTGATTTAAAACGCCGAACTTGAGTTTACGCCACAGCGCCTTTGACCACAGCATAGCGTAGCACCAGTGCTTCAGCAAGACCACCAGCGGTGTTGTTTCTGACATAGATGGTGGCACTACCGGCTGCACATGCGGCATCAAGAGTGTACGACCCAATGGTTCCACCAGACACATGATTAATAACCAACAAGTCAGTGGCAGCAATTGTGCTATTGGTCAATACAAAACTCACTATGGTAGCAGCGGCCAAGTTGGTGTTTTGCATAGTAATTTGACCACTGGGTTTGTTTAGTGTAACACCGGTGGCTTTGTTAGTGGCCTGAGTCACAGTGCCACCACCTCCAGCAACATACCCAAATGGGTTGGTATACGCAGTGAGAGCACGATTCAGATCAAATATGGTTATCACAGTTCCAGAATCAACCGTGGAGAATTCAAATTGATAAGTTCCAGTCGCTGCAAAAGTAATCACGTTTGCAGAGTACCCTTGAATGCCTGTGGTGCCTAGACTGACCGCAGCGGGCAAGGTCAAGGTGTATGCTGTGTTGGTAATGGCAATGCTCAGTCTGATTATGCCGGCTGACCCGGATGGGGGAAAGTTTGTAAAACTCAGACTCACAGACCCTGATGTGGTAATAGATTGAAACTGACCAGCAGCATAATCGATTGCAATTGCACCGGCTGTTGCAGTGAGTGCAACATACGTGTAACTCACGTCGTTTAATTTAACGGCGTAAATCAAGTTGTCTGACATGTTGTTGTCCAGAGTAGTACCAGCCAGGGCCTGTTTTAGCACCGACTTGTTTTGTAAGTCAGTAATTTCCTGGGCAGCATACTGAAAATTGGTTGCAGTTTCTGTAAAGTTTGATCTAAAGCCCTGTGTGTTGTTGGGCACACCGGGTACTGGATAATTACCGTCGATGTTGTTGGGGTTGATTTGGCTGGTCATTGATTGTGTCCTCGTTGTAGATATTTATTCCCAAAGGGTCTGCGCTAAATAATACAAAGGTCCGCCGAAATGCAAAAAAAGACACGCAGTATACTAGAAGAACTGGACACGTTGTATGTAGAACGTGATCGCCGTTTGTTGATTGAAAATCGTGCCAGCAACTTGATTGATTCTGCCATACGATTACTGGAGCAGATTGAATTGGAGTATTCAACTGAGCAAGCGGACAATCTCACTAGAAAACTACTGAATGCCATTCGCACTCGAGATTCTGGTAAATTTTCAAGATCTGTCAGGAGAACACATGCAGATTCATGAAATTACCCTGCGACTGAATGAAAACGCTCTAGGAGCATTTGGGGCAGGATTTGCACAAGGTGCTGGTATCAGTGTGCCTGACACAGGCGATGCAGGAGGTACTGTGACCTCTGCGTATGGAGATGCCAGACAAAAAGCAGCGGCCCAGCAAGCTCGTCCACTAATTGCTCAAGCAGCCAAACAAGAAATGCAGGCCTGGAACGTGGCCATTGCTGACATGCTCAAAAAAGAAAAAGTGCTAGACCGCAAGGAATTATCTCCGGCATCCAGGAGTGAACTTGCGAGAGATCTTGATGTTAGATTACACAAGGTGTTGATGAAGGGATCTGTTGGCACTGATTACACACAAGGGTTGCCTGCCAACGTGGATGAATTGTCCCAGCCCAAAGCAAAAGTCTTGGTTGATCGCTTGACCGCGGCCAAGCAAGACATTTTGAATTTTGATCAGCCAACCACAGCACAGCAACGACTGGCACAATGGCAAGCTCTGAGTCAAACTGCCTATGACGCTATGTCTTTGACACAATTTTACCCGGACAAACGTCGCATGATGTCTGGAACCATGCCCAAGATAGTGGCAAATCCTGGCGGCGGCTACAACATTGGATCTTATAAATTAACAGGCGACCGTGTGGACCAGTTGATTATTCAAAAAATACAAGCAGAACTGAAGACAAATCCCAAGGCAGACCCTCAACTGATTCAACTGAAAGCAAATAGAGACGGATCAATCAACATTGGTGCACAGCGGCTGGACCCTAGAAATACTGATGAAGCCATGGCAATTGAAAGAATAGAATCTGCAATGGGCAGCTCTGCACCTGCTGCACCTGCTGCACCTGCTGCACCTGCTGCACCTGCTGCACCTGCTGCACCTGCTGCCGCTGCTGCCGCTGCTCCTGCTGCCGCTGCCGGCGCAACACCAACTTCTAACCCAGCATCATTCAATGCTCAAAACATAATGAACTTGCGGCCAACACCTGGATCTGTAACACCGGGTAAACAACTAACAAGAACAGCGACCGCAGAAAGCAAACGCAGATGAAACTACTAGAAGGCGGCAACGTATTCAAGGACGCTGCCGGCAATCCGGCCACCCAGCGTATCAATCAAGCAGATGTGCCTGCTACCATTCGTTGGTTAGAAGGTGTACTGGGCATGCAGTTTCCACAGGATCGTTGGCTAGGCTCCACAGGCCGTGCTGCCACCTCAGGTGATCTTGATCTAGCAGTGGATCTACAAGACACCACTAAAGATCAAATTGCAGCAGCACTCACACAGTTTGTGCAAAAGAGCGGTCAAGATCCTCGTGAGTGGGTCAAGAAAGGCGGCGAAGTGCACTTCAAGACTCCCATTGCCGGCAATGCTCGTAATGGCTTTGTGCAAACAGATTTTATGTTTTTTCCTAATGTGGACTGGGGTACATTTTTCTATGCCGGCGGCACAGACTCGGCCTATAAAGGCATGGTGCGCAACGTGCTAATGTCAAGCCTGGCCAAGCATCTGGGACTTCGAGTGGGCGCAAATGGCATGTTCAGCCGAACAACCAATCAACTGGTGCGAGATGGTCTTGATCCTGACTATGTGGCCCAGACTTTGCTGGGCGCAGGCCGAGGTCGTGATGATCTAAAAAATGTAGAAACCATTTATCAAAATCTAGCCCGTGATCCTGAACGTGATGCCAAGCTGAAAGATTTTCGTGAGTATTTGGCTCGAGAAGAACTTGCAGAACCTGACATGGGCGTGAAAGAAAGTGATGTGAATTTTCTGGCTCGCTTGAGAGATCGCATTGTGAATCAAGGCATGATGCCATTGGTTGAAGCACCAGACACAGTGCAAATGATTGCTGAAGCTGAAGCAGCCGGAGTAGGTGGCCGAGCCAAAGGAATTGAACACCTGGAAGATCTTGTGTTCCGTCGTGGCACACAAGGTATTCGGGATGCTCTGACCATTGTGCAACAGGCCATCGAGCAACCCAGCACAGTGACTGCCAAATGGGATGGCAAACCTGCTGTGATATTTGGACGCAAGCCCGCTACAGGTGAGTTTGTGCTCACAGACGGATCAGGATTTGAAGCCAAAGGCTACGATGGCCTGGCCACAAGTCCCCAGATGATGGCTGACATACAGAGCCGACGTTCAGGCGATCGCACAGAATTGATTCAGTTGTATGCTCAGTTGTTTCCTGTGTTGGAGGCAGCACTGCCCACAGGATTCCGTGGCTATGTCAAAGGAGACCTGTTGTACATGGACACTCCGCCTGCTGTGTCTGGCAACTATGTATTCCGTCCCAATACTATTGAATACAAAATTCCAGTTCAAAGTGCCTTGGGGCAGCGCATAGGCAACAGTACCATTGGCATTGCTATCCACAGCATGTACAGTGATCAGGGTGAACCACGTCAGCCCTTGCGTGGTGTGAGCTTTAATCCTGTGCCCGGACTCATGCTGGAACGTCCGGCAACTCCCAAACAACTTGAAGCTGAACCTGCCTTGGTCAAACAACTAAAAGCTCTGGTTCGGTCAGAAGGTGCTGCCATCAACACCTTGTTTAATCCTGCGGAACTGCGAGCCAACAAGATTACAGACCTGGCCAAACTGGCTGTGGATTTTATCAACACCAAAGTAGGTGCGCCGCTGAATCCTGCTAGCCTGTTGTCTGAATTTGGAGACTGGCTACAGACCCGAGTTACACCGCAAAAGTTCCGTAACATTGTGGAATACCTACAGAGTCCCACCAGCAATACCAGTGCACTGGCAGCAGCGTTCACAGCATTTATATTGCTGCACGATCTCAAAATGGATCTGCTGCGTCAAGCAGATGCACAGCATCCTGGCCAAGAAGGCTGGGTAATGGCCACTCCTGCAGGCTATGCCAAGGCAGTGAACCGCTTTGACCCCAATGCTTTTGCTGCTCAAAATCGAGCACAAAACAATCCCAAATCATGATTTTTTTGGATCCGACATAAATAAAAGCAAGGCACACAGCCTATTAACTTAAAGGAAATTTTATCATGGCACAAATTACTCGCGTAAATGGCGATCTACAACCAGTAGTGGTAATGGATCAACCCGTAGCAGCTTCTTCACCTGGCGCTGGTTTCAGCTCAGGTATCAACACTGTGGTCAGCGGTGTAACTGTTAACTCAGCTGGTCCTAAACTGGACTTTGGCACAGTTACTTTCACTGGTAACGCTACTGTCAGCGGCACCTCATTGGCAATTGCTATCCAGACAATTCAGCAACAAGCTACTATTGCTATGTATGAGTTCACCACAGTCTCTTCAAACTCAGCAACATTGGCCATTGCTTCGTTCCCAACTGGTGCGTGGGACTTCGCCAACGGTGGAGACCTAGACGTAGCTCTTACAGCAGCCATTGGTTACGCTGTGACCACAGCAGCCACTGCAACCTTCACAAACTAATTTAACTCTAGTTTGAACCACCCCGGACTTAAAAAATCCGGGGTTTCTTTTTGGCATTAAATAACTGCAGAATGAAAATACAATGCCGAACCCTATTTGACTGCACCCGAACTGGGGTAACCGGTGCGTTTCGTTCCAGCGAAATACCCTACCAAGACCGTGCAGGACAACCAGTGCACAATCATGAAAACTGGCATCGCAGTCGTAATCAGCAACGCAACTACGAAACACTCTTACAGATATTTGGGCTGCGAACACAACCACAAGAAATAACTCAACCTGCTAGAATTGATGGCATGTGGCAGTTTAGTTTTGTGAGCGAAAGCGAAGGCGTGTTTGACATGCACAACAATCCTGATCCTCTAGCAGGCCTCTTGGTAGACTGTGAAGGTGTGCCCATGGTTGCCGGGCTGGGCGAACAGCCAGGCATTGCCACAGTGTTGACCACTCAAGGTGACCAGCAGAACATTTGGTTTACTAGCATAAATACCACATTGGAGTAACCTATGGCAGAAACCACTGATCTGGAGAGAAAAAGTCTGGAGGCACATGTAGACTTGTGTGCTCAACGCTATCGCTTTCTTGAGCAAAAACTAGACGCATTTGAGGAAAAAATTCATGGACTCAACACAGTGATCCGCGAAGTTCATGACATGGTTCAAATCATGAGTGAAAAACGCAATGATCAGCTGATCAATTGGGGCCTGGGCATCATGGGAACAATGTTGGCTGTGATTGCATATCTTGTGACAACATTTGTAATGCCATGAAACAAGAACAAGAACAAAAACTCGAACGCTGGGCCAAACGCGAAATTTCACGCAATCTTGAACACATGATTGTGGATGATCAATCAGGCTCCTATGTGGCGTTTGGACACTATTACCTGGAACCACAAGCCGCAGGTTACAGCGTTAGAACCTGGGACCGACACATTTACACCTTTGCCAACAAACGCACCGCTATCAGCTGGTGTGTGGCCGACAAATATCATCAATACAATCTAGCCAACAACATACAAATGTTGGACAGCAAACACCAACAGCTTGCAGCAGACATACACTGTCGCTTGAGTCAAGCCACTAGAAGTCGCCATCAGGACTTCTACGAAACAGTAAATACCAAGATTCAGCCCAAAAAAACCGTGCTGGACAGTGTTCACTCCGAATTAGAAAAATGTATTAATTCGGCTAAATATCTACAACTTAGAGGATTCTCAAATGAAACTGCATGAACTAGCCGCACCACGGGCCACCCAACAAATCAGCCAGGTATTCGAAAGCTACTTTGGTTCCAAACTCAGCTTTGACCAGTTGAACCGTCGTCAAGCCAGTCACATGTTGAATCGTGTGCGTGGCATCCTGGGCGAGCACCGTTCTACATCAGCTTGTCACACCAGCGAACAAAATCCCGACTATCTCAAACTGGTCATGATGGAACAAGCTCTCACAGCACACCTTGGTGAAATGACTGCTCCTGCAGCAATCACTAACCCTGCTGTCAAACCAGGAGCTCCTGTTGATCCCAAACTCAAAATGGCACAGGACAAGATCAAGAAGGGTCAATCTCTAAGCCCCGATGAACAAAAAATGGTCAATGATCAGGCTGCTGCTGTGGCTGAGAGTCGTCTACGCCGTGCCCACCGTTATCTCAAAGAAAGCGAAGTACAACAAGCTCAAGTGGTGCTGGCTGCTCAAGACATGGTAGACAAAATGCAAGGCATGTTGGAAGATGTAAGTGAATTACAGTTCAAAGAATTGCCAGCCCTGGTTGATTCAATCAAGAATCAAGTGGGCGTTGATCAAGCCACGCAATTTAACTCAGACACTACTGCTGCTCTCACAGCATTGATGCAGACCTTGCAAGGTACTAAACAACAACTGGATGCTGCCTTGGGCGTGGTAACTGGACAAACCGCACCTGTTGCTGAAATCCCGGGTATGGATGCTGGAGCTGATCTAGCAGCTGATGCTGCAGCCGGTGTGGGCGACGAAGTGGATGACCTTGATGCCATGGCCGCTGATGATTTAGATGCAGATGTTGCCACACCTGCTGCATCACTGGGCCGAGCCCGCAGATAATGAGAATTGATGAAGTAGCCAACACAACTGGATCCACACCCGAGCCTGAAAAACTCATGGGCCTGGTTAGTTTTCTGGCTGGTCGTTCTGCGGACACAGGTGCTCAAAAACAAATTGATCAAAAAGCCTTTATTGAATTAGCCCGCAGCCTGGGCATTACCATTGCCCCAAACCAACTGGCCGATATTGTGGGACAACCTCCTCTCAGCAATGTGCTAGAACCATTGGCACCAGACTCCCAGGATCCAATTGTGTTCAAAGGTGGCGAAGCACCTACTCCACCCAAAATGCCAGTCAACCAGGCTCAGAACATTGTGGCTGCCGCTGCCAAATCAGCAATGAATAAAGATCGCGGCGTTTAACACCAAACTGCATTGACATTTGTCGTTAAATACCTTATAATTAAACTAAGGAAAATTTTATGGCATATTCAGAAAAAGTTGTAGACCACTACGAGAACCCACGCAATGTGGGTAGTTTCTCCAAAGAAGACACAGATGTGGGCACTGGTATGGTTGGAGCGCCGGCGTGCGGTGATGTGATGAAGCTGCAAATTAAAGTTACTGACGGAGTAATCACAGATGCAAGATTTAAAACATACGGTTGCGGCAGCGCGATTGCGTCAAGTTCGCTTGTTACTGAATGGGTCAAAGGACGTACCCTTGAGCAGGCGGAAGCGATCAAAAATAGCGAAATTGCTACTGAGCTTGCCCTTCCCCCTGTTAAAATTCATTGTTCAATACTTGCAGAAGATGCCATCAAAGCGGCGGTAGCTGACTACAGGATCAAACATGATCTTGTTCACTGACACTGCCCGAAACAAAATCAAACGATTGTTAGAAAAACGCGGTGGCATAGGCATACGTCTAGCAGTAAAAACCACAGGGTGTTCGGGTCTGGCTTATGTGCTAGAATATGTCGATGCACACACCGGTGACAACAGTACCATAAATTATGCTCAGCCTGATTTTTCTGTGCTGGTGGACAAAAAACACGAAGTATATCTGGACGGCATGACTGTGGATTATGTTCGCCAAGGTCTCAATGAAGGATTTGAATTTTCAAATCCCAACGAACGTGATCGGTGTGGCTGCGGAGAAAGCTTTAGAATCTAACGCATGATTGCAATCTACAGCAACAACTATTCAACTGATCATTACATACAGCAGTTGAAGTTTCAGCAGCAGCACCAGGTGTATCAGTCAGCTGATCAGTATGTTGCGGTCACAGCCGATGTCAAGATAGCGTTTGTAAATCATTTGAACAGTTACGAACCCCCAGAATCTGAACAGCAGCGTCTACAACAAGTGATCGGCGGGCACAAATTTTCACAGGAAATTGACCAGGTCAAACAATGTAGTGATCTTGTGTTTGCATTTGACACTGAGCTGCATGCGTATCATCAAGAACTGTTTTGCCGCCATAATCATCCTGATGTGTACTGGGTCGTGCCTGGTCAAATAAATGATCCTGATGCAGCTGATCAACAAAATGTAATTGTGTGGAATGCTCATTTTGATCTATTGACCTGGCCCTACCAGACATTAACAGCACCCATACAAAAACTACAACACAACACAGTCAAACCTCTGTGTTTTGATGCATTGTTGGGCAGTCCCAAGCCACATAGAGATTTTGTGTACAATTCTGTGATGAGTCACAATTTGCAACACAGCAGCATACTCACATACATGACTGACCCAACTGTGAATTTTCAAACTGGGTTAGCTTGGGAATCTGATATACAACAGTTTCCTGCAACGGCCACAAGGCCAACTGATTTGGTATTATATCATGAACACAACATTGCACTTGCTAGAATTTTGCCAATTGAAATATACAACCAAACTGCCTACAGCGTGGTAGCTGAAACAGGATTCCACAATTGGTATAGTTTTTTTACAGAAAAAACAGCCAAGCCCATGATGGCACAACGATTGTTTGTGATGTTCTCGGGACAAAATTTTTTACACAATCTTAGATCCTTGGGCTTCCGTACATTTGACAATGTGATTGACGAAAGTTACGATAGAATACACAATGATCAGGAAAGATGGTCAGCTGCATTTGAACAGGTACAGAGATTATGCAGCATGGATCAGACCTGGGTGTTTGATCAAATCACACACACTGTAGAACACAATTATCAATTGCTAATGACCACCAACTGGACACAACACATGTTGGCACAACTTCAACAAAAACTCAACCATTCAATTTAACACATGATAACTCAACGATACAACTACACACCCATCAACAGAGAAACCATAGACGGCAAACGACACTACTGCCTGCCCGACGGCAGCAAGGTACCCAGTGTGACCACAATCCTGGACCGAACCAAGAGTGAAGAAAAGCGTCAGGTGCTGGCCAACTGGCGCCGGCGAGTGGGCGAGCAAAAAGCACAAGAAATTACCACAGAAGCAGCCAGTCGTGGCACACGCATGCACAGCTATCTTGAGCACTACATGCTGCATGATGACATGAAGCCCTTGCCTGGAAATCCTTTTGCACATCCTTCATGGTTCATGGCCGCAGAAGTCATTCTGCAAGGACTATGCCATGTGAATGAATTTTGGGGCGCAGAAGTTCCGGTTTATTATAGTGGGTTATATGCTGGCACCACAGACTGCCTGGGTGTGTGGAAAAACCGCCCGGCCATCATGGATTTCAAACAAACCAACAAGCCCAAAAAACGTGAATGGATTGATGATTATTTTGTGCAGTTGGCAGCGTATGCGGCAGCACACAACGAAACTCACGGTACAAGCATTGACTGCGGTGTTATTTTAATGGCTCAGCAGCCCGATATGCTGCCTGACGGTAGCCTGGGCAAGCCTGTGTACACAGAATACGTAATCGAAGGCGATGAGTTTGCACACTGGAGCAACGAGTGGATGAAACGTGTGGAACAGTACTACCTCACACGCTAAATACTCAATAGATTTCAAGGATTCCAACTGTGGCAATTGTACAAATATCACGAATTACTCAACGCAAAGGTCTAGAGTCAGACCTACCACAACCATTAGCAGGCGCTGAACTGGGCTGGGCAGTTGACCAGCGAAGACTGTTCATTGGTAATGGCACACTGGAAGATGGTGCTCCTGTGATTGGCAACACTGAAGTACTGACTGAGTTTAGTGATATTCTCAGCTTTGCCACACAGTACACCTATCAAGGTGAAGCTGCAGGGTACACTGTACAAACAGGATCAACACCTAGTGATCCTGTGGCTCAAAGTCTGCAATCGAGACTTGATAGTTATACTGTGATTACTGATTTTGGTGCCACAGGCGACGGCACAACCGACGTCACGGCTGACATCAATCGAGCACTGTTTCAAATTTTTTGCCGCAGCACAAATCCTAGTGCTCGCCGCAGCATCTATTTTCCTGCTGGCATCTACATCATTACTGACACCTTGAACATTCCGCCCAACTGCCAATTGTACGGAGATGGGCCTGACAGCACCATTATCAATTTTAATGTGCAAAACTGGAATTCCGCTGTGTCCTATGCAGCAGGAGTCTTGGTATACAATACCTCAACCACCTTGTACTACAGATCCAACTTTGCGGTTCCAGTTGGCACTGCTATTAGTTCAACCAACCCCAGTGGAGATCCGTACTGGACTGCTGAAAGTCTGCCGGGATACATGTTCCAAACTGCAGACAGCCTGCAGCAGACCGGAGTCAATATTGGCACCAACGGTGCTAGCTTGCCAGGCAACGTAAAAATTACCAGCATGAAGTTTGCGACCAATCAGATTCACGACGGCTTTTTGATCGAGTACGCAGATCGCTGTGTGTTTGACAGTGTGACTGTGCAAGGCCCACTAACCCAGGCAGAGCTGGCCGACGCCGGCGAAGACGTGGCTGCTGTTCGTTGGAGCAGCTCTGTGAGCGCAGTGAGCCGTAATGCGACCTGGAACAACTGCAAGTTTTCAGGATTTAGCTATGCCACAGACACTGATCAACAGATTCAAGGGGTAACTTTTAGCAACTGTAATTTTGATACTCTATATCAAGGCATTGTGTTGGGCGGAGCAACCCCAGTCAACGGTGGTGCTACTGGTGTTCGTATAGTGCAAAACACATTTGACAACATTCATTCACAAGGCATTGTCATCGATGGCGTCAGCCACAACGCCAGTGCCTACAACACATTCTATGACGTGGGCAACGGATTCAATGGATCAGCGTTTCCTGCCTCCAGTATCATTGTGATTGACGCAGAAAACAACGTCAGCATTGGTGACATGTTTGAACGCAACACTGCTCAGAGTGCAACTTATCCTCGAATCAATCTAACTGACACTACCAGCATTGCTCTGGGCATGACTATTTCAGGTATTACATTTTACCAAGACAATGTACAAGAAAACACGCAGGCCAACCAACTGATGTTGGGACGATATCAACGCACTGCAGGCATTCGAGACGAAGTTAGAGACGACAGCACTCAGGCCAACTTGGTTGTTGTAGACACAGATATTCTTAAAATTCCTGCGTTCAAGATGGACTACACCATTGTGAGAAATGAATTTTATCGAACTGGAACCATGACAGTGGTCAGTGCCCGCGATGGCACAGCAGGCACAGGTTTTTCCTACTCAGACGACTATGTGGAAAACGGCTCCACAGGTGTAACACTAGAAGCCACCCATAATCTAAGTACCGTAACACCATTGGTAACTATCTCTTACACAGCCACTGGTGCCGGTGACGGCATCATTCGATACAGCATAGCACACATCAACTAATGTGGTCACACACTTTTCCTGAGCGATTGCAAGCTTGGGCAGACCTCAGGTCTCAGGCTGTTTCCTTGCCTTTGGAAACAGCACTCAAAGCTGTCAACACCTGGTGGTTCCAATCCCCCTGGCAGCCATATCATCTACATTGGGACGATCGCGAAACCTGGCCTGATCCTTGGCAACTATTGGACGACAACATGTATTGTGGTCTTGCTCGCGGGCTGGGAATCGTGTATACTATAGCTATGCTAGATCGAGCCGATCTGCAGGATTTTCAGTTGGTAGACACCGGCAGCGACAATTTAGTCCTGGTAGACAAAAAGAAATATATACTTAATTGGGACTCTGAACAAGTGTTAAATATCAACCCAGGACCTTATAAAGTCTATCACACCATTTCGCTACAAGAAATAAAACAACAAATTAGGTAATAATGAAAACTATAATAGTACAAAAGCGCTCAGGGCAGCGCGAGCCACTGGCGTTGGAAAAGTGGCAAACTCAGATTGCTAAGATATGCACAGGTATTGCAGATGTAAGTCAAAGTATGGTAGAGATCAAGGCACAATTGCACTTTTACGATGGCATTACTACCAAAGAAATTGATGGTATCACGCTTAGAGCAATCGTAGACTTGATCGACGTAGAATCAAATCCAGATGTGGGCCATACCAACTATCAATATGTAGCGGGCAAGCAGCGTCTTAGCATGTTGAGAAAAGATGTGTATGGCAGCTACGAGCCTCCTCACCTGTATGACATTGTGAAGACCAATGTGGCCACCGGCCTGTACACACCTGAACTACTGGACTGGTACACACCAGATGACTGGAACCGCATGAATGACATGCTGGATCATGCCAAGGACGAACAATACAGCTATGCGGCCATTGAGCAGCTGATTGAAAAGTACCTGGTAAAAAATCGTTCCACAGGACAAACTTATGAAACTCCACAAATTAGATACATGGTCGCGGCCGCTACTGTATTTCACTCAGAAGAACCGAACACAGCGAGAATGCGCTACATCAAGGAATACTACAATGCGGCTAGTGATGGCCTGTTTACTCTTGCTACTCCTGTTCTTGCTGGACTCGGCACTCCTACAAAGCAATTTTCAAGTTGTGTTCTTATACGCAGCGATGATGACCTGGATAGTATATTTGCTTCAGGGGAAATGATGGCCAAGTATGCCAGCAAGCGAGCTGGCATTGGGCTGGAGATTGGAAGACTACGCCCACTGGGCTCACCCATCCGTGGTGGCGAGATCATGCACACTGGCATGATTCCATTCTTGAAAAAATGGTTTGGAGATCTGCGTAGTTGTAGTCAAGGAGGTATCCGTAATGCAAGTGCTACAGTGTTTTATCCAATATGGCATCACCAGTTTGATGACCTTATTGTGCTTAAAAACAATCAAGGTACAGAAGAAACACGAGTGCGACACATGGACTACGGTGTGGTCCTATCCGCCTTCTTCTGGAGACGATTCAAGAACAAAGAAAACATAACATTCTTTGATCCCAACCAGGTTCCGGATCTATATCAAGCATTTTATAGTAACACTGAACTGTTCGAAGAACTCTATGTCAAATACGAAAAACGCAAGGACCTTCGCAAGAAGACCATGAGCGCAGAAGAAGTATTCAAGGGCGGTATCTTGAAAGAACGCACAGACACTGGACGTATCTATCTGGTGTTTATTGACAATGTGATGAAGCAGGGACCGTTTGATCCCGAATACCATACCATCTACCAGAGTAACCTTTGCTGTGAAATACTTTTACCTACTAAGTCCTTTAAACGTCTGGATGACGATACTGGTCGTATCGCACTTTGCACCCTGGGCTCAATCAATTGGGGTGCGTTCCGTAACCCAGAAGATATGCGCAGGGCTTGTCGTATACTGCATCGTAGCCTCAACAACATTCTTGACTATCAGGACTTTCTTTCCATCCAGTCTAAACTATCCAACGATGAAATTAGACCACTTGGAATCGGCATCACCAACCTGGCCTACTGGCACGCCAAACGCGGCCTCCGGTACGGTGAAAAGGATGCTCTAGCCGAAGTCAAAACCTGGATGGAACATCTGGCATTCTACTTGACCGAAGCGTCAGTTGAGCTGGCCCAAGAACGTGGCCGATGCGAAGGCAGTGATCACACACGTTATGGGCAAGGACAATTTCCTTGGGAACTACGTGCTCAGGGTGTTAACGAACTTGCAGACTTTGCTCCAGAACTTGACTGGGAAAAATTACGCACAGAAATGAAAACGCATGGTGTACGCAATGCCACACAAATGGCAGTGGCGCCTGTGGAATCCAGCTCAGTTGTGATCAACTCAACCAACGGTATTGAAATGCCCATGAGCTTGATTAGTGTCAAAGAAAGCAAAGCTGGCAGCTTGACACAAGTGGTTCCAGAATATCACAAACTCAAGAACAAATATCAGTTGATGTGGGAACAAAGAGACTGCGATGGCTACCTAAAGACTGCAGCAGTTATCGCTGCCTATGTGGACCAGAGCATCAGCACCAACACTTTTTACAATCCTGCACACTTTGCAGACCGCAAGGTACCCACTACCTTGATTGCTCGGAACTTGATGCAGTCACACTACTGGGGTCTGAAAACTTTTTACTACAGCCTGATCAACAAGACCGGCAGCAAGAATGTCACGGAAGATGCTCCGTTAGAAGTGATTGATTTTGACGAGCAAGAAGATTGTGAGGCATGCAAGCTCTAGCATGACATGGTATGAAAATAAATGAACTGTTAGAAAGTGCAGATGACATAGAGTTGAAGGCAAAAACTCTTGCTGTTGATGCACACAAGAACCAAAAATACGGTGTACACCCTTATGCCACCCATTTGGCGGATGTTGTTGCCCGTGTTAAAACAATTACACAAGACCCAGAAATAATTGCTGCTGCTTGGTTGCATGATATAGTGGAAGATACAGATGTCACATTGGAACAAATCAAACAACAATTTGGTGATAATGTTGCCAATATAGTTTGGGCAGTAACAGGCCGCGGAGAGAACCGAAAAGAAAAAATGGCAAATGCCATTGCTAAGATTGCTCAAACTCCAGGAAGTGAATTGGTAAAGAGTGCAGACCGATTGAGCAATGTTTCTGCCAGTTTACCAAGTGGTTTAGCAAACAATCCAAAAAAACTTAAAATGTACCGAGATGAACACAAGGATTTGAGTCCAGTCTTGGGTAACAATGCATTGGCCCTAGAGCTAGTGGATTTATTCAAATAAGGAAAAGAAATCGTAATGTTAGAAACCATTTGTGATGTGATGTTGGATGCGTATAAACGCAATTGGATTACCAGTCGTGATGGCAATGTGAGTATTCGTCACCACGACCGTGACCATTTTTATATCACACCTAGTGGTGTGCGTAAGCAAACACTACAGCCGGACCAGTTCAAGAAGATTCGTATTGTTGGCAGTATGTTGTGGGAAGAGCAGCCATACACTGATATCAGTGCCAATCTCGAACCGTCGGGCGAACTGCCCCTACACCTTGGACTACAACGAAAAATGGGTCAGCACCGCGATGAAGTGCGAGTAGTAGTTCACTTACATCCCACCTACTGTATAGCGGCCATGCATGCTGGTATTGATTTGAGTACAGTGAGTGCGGCATTTCCAGAATTGAATCGCTACACTCGAGTGGCACCCAATGTGGGTGATGTGGCTCCCATTAGCCAAGAGCTTGCAGACCAGTGCCACACTATGTTACAATTAGACAATGAAGGAAATATTGCCTACGACATTGTGGGCATCAAAGGACACGGTGTTGTGGCCATTGACACAACACCGTGGCGTGCTTACGAGCACATAGAAAGACTAGAACACATTTGCAAGATAGTGCTTGCTTCAGGAAAATATTAAAATGTCAAAACAACAATACAATTTAACAACAAAGACAGACTACCTTAATCGCAAGATGTTTCTGGATCCAGCGGGTCCTGTCACAATCCAACGCTTTGAAGAAGTCAAATACAAAAAGATTGCAGACTACGAAGCCACAGCACGTGGATTCTTTTGGCAACCCGAAGAAGTCAGCTTGACCAAAGATTCAAATGACTTCAAGGATGCCAGCGAAACAGTGAAACATATCTTTACCAGTAACCTGTTGCGCCAAACAGCGCTAGACAGCCTGCAAGGTCGTGGACCCAGTCAGATCTTTATGCCTGTAGTATCATTGCCAGAACTAGAAGCCTTGATCTACAACTGGACATTCTTTGAAACCAACATTCACTCAAAGAGTTACAGCCACATCATTCGCAACATCTACAACGTGCCCAAGGATGTGTTCAACACCATTCACGACACACAACAGATCATTGACATGGCATCAAGTGTGGGCCGGTACTATGATGACCTGCACAGAATCAACTGTGCCAAAGAACTGGGACAGTCTGTGGAAGAAACAGAACATGTGAGAGCAATCTACATGGCCTTGCATGCCAGCTATGCACTGGAAGCCTTCCGCTTTATGGTCAGCTTTGCCACAAGCCTGGCCATGGTGGAGAACAAGATCTTCATGGGCAATGGTAACATCATCAGCTTGATTCTTCAAGACGAGATTCTGCACAAAGAATGGACTGGTTACATTATCAATCAGGTGGTCAAAGAAGATCCACGCTTTGCTGCTGCCAAGGTCGAGTGCGAAGCCGAAGTGTATGCACTGTACCTGGATGTGATACGTGAAGAAAAGGGCTGGGCAGACTACCTGTTCAACAAGGGACCTGTGATTGGACTCAATGCCAACATTCTCAAAGACTTTGTGGACTACACAGCCGTGGCTGCACTCAAGGAAATTGGTATCAAGTATCTGGAACCTGCACCCCGTAGCACACCTATTCCTTGGTTCAACAAGCACGTCAACACCAGCAACAAACAAACTGCACTGCAAGAGTCTGAAAGCACTAACTATGTTATCGGAGTCATGAGTGATCAACTAGACTACGATGCACTACCGGAACTATAAAAATGAATGATGATATTAAACAATCTATTGCAGCAACTGCACCACGAGTAGATGATACTTGGTTTGATACCGGCGGTTTTCAAACCTACAAACACCCTACTGCCATCAGCTACGAAACTGCCACAGACAATGGTACGGTAGACACTCTTGAAGGTCCAGTCAAGTACACTGTTGGACACAAGATTATTACTGGTCCCAAGGGAGAAAAGTATCCTGTAAGTCCCATCAAGTTTGCTGCATACTACGACGACAATGGTGATGGCACAGCAATACCCAAAAAGATCATGAAGATTGCTCGACTGGCTGACCATGATGGTGTTGTCCGAGCCAGCTGGGGAGATTTAAACTATACCAAGGGCAATGATTATATTGTCAAGCACGGCCCTGGTGATTACGGTGTTGTCAAATCAGACATCTTTGCCAAAACGTACAACACATCACAACTATAAGGAAAACACATGAAAGCAATAGTATGGTCAAAAGATTTCTGTTCTTTCTGCACTCAAGCAAAGGCACTACTGGAATCTCAAGGAATTGAATATGAAGAACGCAACGTGAGCCGGGATTGGACACGTGAACAACTACTAGAAGCAGTACCAACAGCTCGAACACTACCACAGATATTCTTGGATCAAGAACTAGTGGGTGGATTTACAGAACTCAGAAAGAAACTAGCATAATGAATATTGAAAAAACACTGGGACAGGTTTGCACATTTAAACTCAATTCGGGAGAAGAACTGATTGCAAGAGTAGAACTGATTGAATACAATTTTATCACAGTAAGTGAGCCAGTTAGCGTAGCACCAGGACCACAAGGGCTGGGTCTTGTGCCCAGTGTGTTTACCGCAGAACGCAAGGCTTCGGTCACAATAAATATTAATAATGTTGCAATCTATGCACTCACTGACCAAGAAGTCAAAATGAAGTATATCGAAGCAACCACTGGCATCAAGGTGCCAGAAAAGAAATTGATACTAGGATAACATGCCAGCAGTACAACGACAGGGAGATGCAAACTCAGCAGGAGGAGTAGCCGCAAGTGGCGTGGCTTCTGTGCGAGTCAATGGTCGGCCTGTGGTTGTGCCTGGTATTTCTGTAACACCTCATCCATGTTGTGGTCAAAAAGGATGTGCCAAACACTGTTCAGCAACTACCAATGGTGGTTCAGCAACTGTAAAAGCCGGCGGCAAACCCATCATAAGAACTTCAGCTGACGTAGACACTTGTGGTCACGCTCGATCAGGCGGCAGCCCCAACGTTAGGGTAGCATAATGACCCAGGGCTTATTAACACCATTGCAACTCACAAGCGGTGCAGGCCTGTTACAAAACACTGGAATAGCACTCAACAGTGTGTTTTCAGGAGCAGTGCAACAATATGAAGCTATTGCACCTATTGCCAATCTGTTGGCCACTTTGAGCCTGGCTAGTACTGCTGGCCTGGCCAATGCTACTATTCTGAGTTTGCAAACTCTAGGAAATTCAGTATGTCCCGCATTGGGTGACAGTATCCCTGCTGCGTCAGCTAACACTGCACCATTTCCTGTGGGCAACAGCCTGGGGTTTCTGGGATTTCTAGAAACTGTGGGCAACACACAACTAGGCTCAGGCGATGTGGGAAAATTTGCACAGGCGTTTTCAGCAGCACAAGGATATGTGGGGCAAGTTAATTTGTTCATTACCAGTGCGGCCAATGCTAACGAATATCTTGGCCCGACATTTACCAACCTTGACGACATGATCACCGGCGATCTCACCAGGGTGTCGCTGGCGTTGCCTGCACTGGGAGCAGATCTTGAAAAGCTAGGCAACTTGTTGGTGCTTTCTAATATTCAAAATCTAGGTGAACCTGCTGCACTATTGCAACAATTAAGCAAGGTAGGCAATATGGGCAACAACACACTACCGTGTGTGCAAGCTGCCCTGGAAATGTCTGGACTTGACTCCGTAGAAATCACAGGCCTAATCAGCAACAATAGACAAAGTTTGTTTAATCCCAATGGATTGACTACCAATCAATTTGATCGTCTACAACAACGAGCATACCAGGGTATGAACATGGTAGCAGGAGACTGCTTGGCTGATGTATTGGCCATCTTGGATGTGACCACTCCCGGAATTACTGTTATGACAGATCTGTTGGATCCGGCCAAAATATTGCCCACAAGTTACCCCACCTTGAAGTTTGAAGACCAGTTGATTTACGCACCCGACGGAGCAGTAAATTCAGGAATATCCAACACACTAAATGCAACCACAGCCACAGGCTGTGACGAACTGGGCAAAATTATACCTCCGTCCCAGGCAGTGGCCAACAAGGCCTTGCAGTATCAACTGCAGCAGGTCAGCGGTATTCAAAATCTAACATTGCCACAGTTGGCAGCCATACTGGTATGACCATAGAAACTCTAAAAAATTTGCCCCTGGTTGAGGCTCAAACTCAACCTATTACTGATGCAGTAAAAAACTTCTACGCCAACACATTTGCCGGCGGCTCAGGACCTGATGGCACATACCTGATCACTGACTTTTTTGGCACAGCAGCTGGAATTCCTGCTGTGGATGTACTGCCTCAGGCCAACGCTATCTTGGCTGCAAGAGTTGCAGACGGAACACTTGCTGCTTTAAACGCAGTGTATGCCAACATGCTGGGCACAGTCAACGGCACATTTGGCGATCCTGTGTTGGGCCCAGTGGTTATCCCGTCAGGCCCGGGTACCGGAGCATATGCCGATGCCGAAGCAGCCATGGCCATACTGATTCCATTAGCAGAGTCAGCTATTGTTACTGCAGCCGCAGCCATGGGAAGCGATACTGCAACTCTGAACAGTGCATTCACCAGCATGGCTGAACAGGCCACTTCGGAAGTGGTCAATCAAGGCAAAGCTGCTATCAATTTGAGTGATCTCACAGCAGGTGATCAGACCAGTGTGATGGCCCTGATAACCAATTTTACTAGTCTGGGTACAGACGTTGCAGTGGGACAGGCTGCCCAGTTTTTTGAAGACATTGTGGACATCAATAGTACCACTGGCCAGGCCATCATTGGAGCCATGCGAGAAGGCCGCAATCAAGTGCAACTGGCCGAAACAGGCATCAACGGCTATGACATTGTGCCTGACCAACCAGAAACTCCACCACCTGTGGCACCATTGCTGGGCAGCAGTTACACAGTGGCCGAAGCCGAATCGGCCAGTTGACCAAAATTGCCTGGTGTTGTATAATTAAACATACAACAACCATGTGACAACGTATGCTGAATTAAGCCGTACTTGGCTAGCTTGATTTTTTGCAATTTGACCTAAATTAACACTTGTGCTATAATTAACACTTAAACAGCAACAAGGAACACTGCATGACAGTACAAGAACTCATCAATTCCCTGCAATTATTGGACCCTACTGCCGAAGTACACTTTAGTTATAACTATGGTGACCACTGGCAGACGCAGGTTGCGCCCACTGTGGACCGCGTGGATCTGGCCTTGATCAAGTACAGTGAGTATCACCGTATGAACAAACTCCTAGACGAAGATGACATGTACGAAGATGAGGGTGACTACGAAGGCACACGCCGTGTGGTGGTGCTTGGTTGACCTTTATTCACCGAAATGCTATAATTAACACTTAAACAGCAACAAGGAGCCCCGGATGCCCACAGCAACTTACCAAGCACTTACTGAGCAAGAAAAACGCCAAGTTGGCATGTATGGTGTAACCGAAAAAGGCATGCGTGAAGCTGTAGAGTCCAGCATGACTTTCCGTTCTAGTGGTCCTGCTATGATGGCGGCCGGCCTGTTGAGCGATTGCCAAGAGATGATGGCTTACGGTCCCTATGACTCAGACACGCTGGCCAACATCCAGGAAGATCAGCGTCAAATACTGAATCGTGCCAAGTGGATCCTGTTTGAATATCTTTCATCCAAAGCCTAATAGGAGAATAACATGATGCGACAATTGCTAATTGACCTTGCTCACGCCACTGTGGTATATGCAGTGCCCTTGACACTATACTGGACCTTGATAGGCTAAGGAGATTGTTTTGAACGACAAAAAAATTGATTTTAGTTGCTTGGGCTTTGACCGCTATCAAAGCATTGACCTTCAAATTCTTATGAGTCTGCAAAATCATAAGGACATCTGTGAATGGGCCAAGGCAGTGGGCGAAGATGATGTGCGTTACGGACTCGGATTGCTGGAACAGGCCGCCTTGGCTGAACTAGATCGCGACACTGAAAATATGAAACAGTTTCCTGAAGCAATGGCTGCAATTAGAAAGGTAATGTAATGGGACTGGACATGTACGCCTATGTTGCCGCCAAAGCAGGTCAAGAGGCCACTGCTCGTGAACTGGCCTACTGGCGCAAGCATCCTAATCTGCATGGCTGGATGGAACAACTTGCCAAATCTAAAAATGTTGAGTACGGCTCATTTAATGGCGTTGAACTAGAACTGACCTGGGCAGACATTGATGCACTGGAGCAGGCAGTGACGCATAAGCAATTGCCGGGCACTGGCGGTTTCTTTTTTGGGCGTGATGCTGATGAACACTATCAAGAAAGTGACCTAGCGTTTGTCAAGGCTGCGCGAGCAGAATTGTTTCTGGGCTTGCGAGTGTTTTATAATAGCTCGTGGTAAAAGATTAAATATATGAATGACATCAATTTTTCCAACTCACGCTTTGATGGTCTAACCATGTCAGCCGACTGGATCCAAGATCTTGAAAGTTCCGACAGCCGATTGCACAAAGAAAAAGTAATCGAAAAAGCCCTGATGGCTGCAAAATTGGGCAGTGCCAGTGCTCAGGGCTTTTTGTTCAACGCTTATCAGGCCTACAATCCCTTCCATGTGTTTGGTGTGCAACAAGTGTCTGAGACTACAGGCATCACTCATGCTCCAAACCCCTGGTCCACATTCTGGGCCCTGCTAGAAGATCTGCGTACTCGTACTATCACTGGCCATCGTGCTCGCGACCGTATCAAGGAAGTGTCCCAACTGTTTGACAGTGTGGAATGGAACACAGTTTGTCGACGTGTGCTGATCAAGGACCTAAGATGTGGTATTTCAGAAAAGACTCTGAACAAGGTGCTGGGCAAAACAGAATGGAAAATCCCTGTGTTCGGTGTGCAGCTGGCACAGGACTCAACTGATCAGCCCAAGAAAATGAAAGGCATCAAACGCCTGGAAGTCAAACTGGATGGTGTGCGTGTTATTGCAGTGGTGTCGGGCAGTAGCTGTGTGTTGTACAGCCGCAATGGCAAGGAGTTTGAAAACTTCCCACAAATTGCTGAGGCTGTCCTGGACAACCGTCGAGCTTTCCAATACGGCCGAGGAACAGGTGGCCACTTTGTGTTGGATGGTGAAATTGTAGGTGAGAATTTTCAAGCCTTGATGAAACAGGCACAACGCAAAAGCAATGCCAACACAACTGGCATGGTTTATCACATTTTTGATATTGTTCCGCTGGATGCACTCAAAGAAGGTCACTGCAATTTACAACAGCACAAGCGTATAGAATGGATTGAAAGTGCAAGATCCATTCTTGACACCACTGATTGCTTGCGCATCATGCCAGGTATGAATGTGGACTTGGACACTGCTGAAGGACATGATGTCATGCAGCGTTTTGCCAGCGCCAGTGTGGAGCAAGGATATGAAGGCATCATGATCAAGAATCTTGACGCCCCGTACGAATGCAAGCGTAGTGACCACTGGATGAAATGGAAACCCACAATCACAGTTGACCTGACCATTGTGGGTTTTGAAGAAGGAACTGGTCGCAATCAGGGCCGACTGGGTGCTATAATTTACGAAGGAGTTGACAATGAACGAAATATTCGGGTCAATGTTGGTACTGGCTATAGCGATAATGATCGTGATGAGTTTTGGGCTGCCAGGGATCAGTTACTTGGCGTCATTGGCGAAATCCAAGCTGATGCAGTTACTCAGAATCAAGACGGATCATTCAGTTTGAGATTTCCTCGACATGTTCGATTCCGTGGATTTGAAGCCGGAGAGAAACTGTAATGCACTGGATACTGGTACTGATACTGACATTCGTTAACCTGCCGCTGGCCCTGGCCTTGTCAGCAATTTTTATATTTTTTGGAAATCAAAAATGAGCAAGAATAAACTGGAAATTGACGTTGACACAGCAGATCGAATTGCAGTGCTTGTGCTCAAGGAACATCGCAAGTATCTCAAGAAAGAACTAGCCGACTTCAAAAAAGGTCAGTACCTGCATCCTGAAGATGTAAGTGGAAACACAATCATGGTTCATCACTTGGATGCTGTTATCAAACATTTTGGTGGCTAAATGAAAATTGGACTCAGTTATAGCCGATGTGTTCGAGACATTGTGGAAGGTCGAGTAGACATTGACGATGTGCTGGTGATCATTTCTCGTACAGATTTTGATCCGCAAGACGATGATCAATGGCAAGGAATTTGGTCATCGTACTGTTTAGGCGGAAGAAGTAATCCCGAGTGGAGCAATTACGATGTTAACAGCAAAGAGGATGAGGACAAGTTCCGCAGTGTGAGTGTAGGCTTATGGAAGTTGGGCAAGTTTCACCAGCCACGCAAGTTTGGCGCACATCCTAGTCGTCGCTCAGAATTTTGGTTGGAAGCAGTGTTGCCTGATTCTGAATTACAAGCTCGTCCAGCAGTAAAAGACGCATGGGATCAGTTTCAGATACTGGCCGGCCTAACAAACACAAAGTTGGATAGAGATTATCAATGAAAAAGGTGTACTATGAAAAAATTGGACGGCGGTATCGGCCTGTGGCTGAGTATGATAATGATCTTTTGGATAGTTTCCATAAAGGTAGTCATCTTGTCTGTGTATACCCCGGGGGTCAATCCCGTAGGTATAACGTGGAACCTAACCATGCGGCCATGATTGCAGCAGGGCGTGTGGCTGAAGATGCTATCTGTCAGGCCTTACATAAAGCCAGTGAAATGCGGCCACAGCGAACACCTATCACTCTGGGACAACAACGAGCCTGGCAAAAATTAGCCAAAGAGTTTGGTGATGAATTATGCCCATTGATGCACGCCAGCGCTAGAGATGTGGCCGAAGCTGGCGTCAAGGCCATGCAGACAGAAGCTAACAAACTGATGAGTCATCCCGCAGTGGTTGACGCCTGGGAGAAATTTATGTTAACATGTGAACTTACTAGGGAGAGAGAAAATGGCAACTAAAACAACAGTATCTAAAATCAGCGACAAGCTGATCAAGATAAATGAATCATACACTGTGTATCGTTACGACAACGGCTTCATGGTAGAAGCAGGTGGGCGCAACAAAAAAGGCGACTACGTCACTGCCAAGATCCTGTGCAACACACTGGATGAGGTGCTGATTCTTGCAAAAGAAGCTGGCGAGATGGACTTGGATATTTAAGGAAACTACCATGACACAGACTATACCAAATGTAACCTTTGCCTTTAGACAAGGCGACGAAGCACCTGAGGAAGGTGGATGCCCCATAGGCGGCGAGTTTGTTTTTAAAACAACCAATGACTTGTTTGCCAACAAACGAGTGGTGGTGTTTAGCCTGCCAGGCGCATTCACACCCACTTGCAGCACCTATCAATTGCCGGGCTTTGAAGAACAGTACAATGACTTCCGAGCAAAAGGTATCGATGAAATTTATTGTGTCAGCGTGAATGATGCCTTTGTCATGAACGAATGGGCCAGAGCATTAAACATCAAGAATGTTCGAGTCATCCCCGACGGTGGTTACAACTTCACACGAGGCATGGGCATGTTGATTGACATGAGTCACATTGGCTTTGGCTGGCGCAGTCGTCGTTATGCGGCTGTGATCAACAACGGTCTAGTGGAACACATGTTTGTGGAACCAGAATCCAGCGCAGCTGATCCTGATCCCTACAGTGTTTCCAGTCCTGAAAACGTAATGAAACACCTGTAAGGAGAACAGCATGGCCATCTGGAAACTATCACCACAGCATAAAAAATCAGCAGTAGAAAAAATGTTTTTCTACAATGGCAGCAAAGCTATCGTTGTTGAACAAGGCTGGCGCTGGGGCACGTTCACAGTGGAATCAGATGAGCGTCCGCTTACCGATTCGGAACTGGTAAATGAAGACGGCTATGAACTTGGTTGCATTGACAACGACGAGTCATGGGAACTGTCTGAAATGACCGACGGTTGTTGGCTAGATATTGACGCATTGCGCGATGCCACCGAAGAAGATGTGACAGCATTTGAACAGGCCTGGGAACAAGATGGCTATGACGGCGTAGAAGAACTGGGCTGGAGCAATGACGATACAGAATACTACTACCTCGGTCCTTTGGAATTGACCAACGAAGACACTGGTCAAGTATTTCTGGGTGATGCTGTTGAGCCTCAAGCTCAAACCGAACAACAGTTGATAGCAGAGTTGGACCAGCTTATTGCAACCATGCCAGAGCCAGAAGAACCTGCTGTCACAGACTGGTTCCCAATCACAGTCAATCCTGCACATGTTGGCAGTTATCAAATAACTGAGACCAAATATCCCAATTGGCCGTTTCCGCAACATGCTACCTGGGATGGCAAATCCTGGAGTGAATCGGACATTGTGTCCTGGCGTGGCCTGGCAAACAAGCCCGAATAATAAGTTGACAACATGTCACATGATCTGTATAATTACTATGCATGATCAAGGAAATGGTGCTGTTCAATAGTGCGGCGGGGGTCCTAGGCCCGCTGCTACTGTGGCATGTGAACGTTAGTCGCATAGGTTGAGACACTGTCCTTGAGTCAAATCAAAACCTGGTTGGTAGCCAGGGGTATGCCATAAAAGGAATAAAACAGTGAAAGGATATGTATATGTCTGTTGAAATTGGGGCCGCTGCGTTGAGCATGTCCGAGTCACTCAGCTCTCTTGAATCAACGCCCTTGGTCATGCACCGTATTTGGTTTGATATCGACAGTACCGACGTCTGGTATTCAATCCAGCGTGAAGCAAAAAAACTCTATGGCCGCAACTGGAAAAGTCAATCTCGAGTCAGGCGCAAACTAGAAAACATCTGGGGCCATCAAGTGACCCATCCAGTTTGGTTTGATGTGCCCGATCAGTCATTTGCATCCTGGATCTCGGTAAAGTACGCTGTGACCGCCAAGCTAGGTCCCAATAAATAATCTATGTTCCTTAGTTATATCACCCTGGCAGTTGCATTAAGCCTGTCAGTTATTGCTGCCTACTACTCAATCATGGGTCTTGCGGCCATTTTTGCTGCGGCCGTGATACCTATTATTATCATGGGTTCTATTCTAGAACTGGGCAAGGTGGTTGTCACGCTGTGGTTGCACGAGTATTGGTCTCGCTGCCGACTACTGATGAAAATGTATCTGGTGCCTGCTGTGGCAGCCCTGATGCTGATCACCAGCATGGGTATTTTTGGTTTTCTTAGTAAAGCACACAGCGACCAGAGCCTGGTATCAGGTGATGTGCAGGCCAAGATCTCAGTGTATGATGAAAAAATTCGAACAGCCAAGGACAATATAGATGCAAACCGTAAGGCGCTTAAACAGATGGATGAGGCAGTCGACCAAGTTATGGGTCGAAGTGCAGATGAAAAAGGTGCCGATAAAGCCGTATCAATCCGCAGATCTCAAGCTAAAGAACGTGCTCGTTTACTATCCGAAATCTCCTCCGAGCAGAAAACTATTGCTACAGTCAATGAGGCTCGTGCGCCTATTGCAGCAGAGGTCAGAAAGGTTGAGGCCGAAGTTGGCCCCATCAAGTACATAGCTGCACTGATTTACAGTGATACCACCAATGTTAATATGCTAGAAGAAGCAGTGCGCTGGGTTATTATTTTGTTGGTCATTGTGTTTGACCCCTTGGCCATCATGATGCTGTTGGCGTCTACTGAAAGCCTAAGGTGGGAACGAAAGACACGTGAAGATCAAGCCGCTATGAGTATTGTTCCGCCTGACATAGTCACAAGATCGTTTACTCCAGAAGAAATTGCAGCATTGGATCAAAATGAATCTGAACCCAAGTATGACTCTGACGACGGACCGTTGACTGATGATCAGGTGCAACAGATTAAAAAAACAACAGCAGAGCAACACCCGTATCTTGATCAGCCTTTTGTGCATTTTAAAAACCTTACACCCATACCAGCACCTGCAACTGTTAGGCCAGAAACAGATGTAGATGAGCTTGATAATGAACAAGAACTGCCTTATGTGAAAGAAGCCATCAAACAGTGGAAATCAGTTAATCCTAATGACACCATCAAGAACCAACGACACCTGTTGTCTCGGGGAGAAATTGCTGAACTGCCATGGATGGCCTTGATTAAATCTTTGCCTGAATACCAAGCTGTACACAGCTTTGGCACACAGTTACCCAGGTCAGGCAACAAAGGCGACACCTACATTCGAACAGATCAAGTGCCTAATCGCTTGTTTAAACACAATGGCCACAACTGGATCGAGCTTGACAAAACCATCAGCGACAGTTATACTTACAACACTGCCTACATCGATTATCTCATCGACAAAATTGCCCGGGGGGAATACGACCCTGACTTGCTGAGCGACAGAGAGAGCGAACAAGTTGCCCTACATTTACAAGAAAGACAATAAATGAAAAATATCAAACCGATAGATACCTGTAATTTTTGCGGCAAACACAAAGACACTGTGACCAAGCTTATAGTAGGCGATTCAGTTGCTATTTGCAACGAGTGTGTGGATCTGTGTCAAACTCTCTTGGTAGATGACCCAGCAGAACTCAACAAACAAACCGCTACACTGGATCCATTGGCCATTAAAGATCATTTAGACCAGTATGTGATTGGCCAAGATCAAGCCAAACAAGTGTTGAGCGTGGCAGTGGTCAATCACTACAAACGGATCAACAATCAAGACCAAAATACTGAAATTGAAAAAGCCAACATTCTCATGCTTGGCCCCACAGGGTCAGGCAAAACACTCTTGGCTCGCACAGTGGCCCGTTATCTTGACGTGCCGTTTGTGATTGCTGATGCCACCAGCTTGACTGAAGCTGGTTATGTAGGCGACGATGTGGAAAGTCTAATCAGTCGCTTGTATGCTGCTGCAGACTACAACGTAGACCGTTGCCAACGCGGCATTGTGTTTGTGGATGAAATTGACAAGATTGCTAGAAAAAGTGAAGGAACCAGTATCACACGTGATGTGTCGGGCGAAGGTGTACAACAAGCCCTGCTCAAACTGGTGGAAGGCACTCGATGCCGAATTACTCCGCAAGGCGGGCGTAAACACCCGTCGGGGGAAACGGTAGAAATTGATACCACAAACATCTTGTTCATTGCAGGTGGTGCTTTTGTGGGCCTGGAAACTATTCTTAAAAATCGCATCAAAGGCAGCACCATTGGCTTTGGTTCTAAACTGGCCACACAAGATGATGTTAATCTCATGAACCAGACCATGCCAGACGATCTGGTACGCTTTGGTCTTATTCCAGAGTTTGTGGGACGATTCCCCAGCTGGGTTGCACTGCAGGAACTGACCAAACAGGATCTGTTGCGTATTCTACAAGACGTCAAGCACAACTACATCAGTCAGTACCATTGGTTGTTTGAGCGCGATGAAGTTGAACTCAATTTCTCCCCTGCTGCATTAGAATTGATTGCTGAACGTACTATTGCTAACAAAACAGGTGCCAGAGGTCTGCATTCAGAACTTGAACGAGTATTGTTACCACACATGTTTTACCTAGCAGCATATCGTCGCCAAGGCATCAAGTGCGTGGACATTGACGTAGATCTAGTAAACTCACCAGTAGAATTGAAACAAGTCAACGAGTAATGTATATTGAATTTACTCTGCCACAGGGGCCTAGTGGGATAACCGCACTACAGCCAGGAATACATGCTTTGAACATAGTTTCCAAAAAACTCTCCGCCTGGGCACAACAGTACAACGTTGAGTACAAGACAAAAACAATCAAATATAAAATACGAGTAACTTTTGATTTGGACGAGTATTACACATTGTTTGGACTGACCTGGACTGTGGACCCAAAATATCCAAGCTGGACAGATTACCGCGTGATATCTAATCTAAATAACAAAACATAATTGATTTTTGTGTTATACTAAATAACAATGTAGTGCCCATAGTGGGGCTACACTTCAAAGTCATCTTGCTTAATAAAGGAGAAAACAAATGACAAAAACTCTCACCCTTCGTAGTTTCGACATCCCCGCAATTCACAAATTTGGTATTGGTTTCGATAACATGTTTGATGATCTAATGCGTGTGACAGCTCAACAATCCAGCACAAACTATCCACCTTACGATATTGTACAAATCAGCGAAGATGAGTACATGATCAATCTAGCAGTGGCAGGTTTTGGGCACGACAATCTTTCAGTGACCAAGGACAAAAAGTTTTTGATAGTTGAAGGTACACACAGTGTAGCAAAGTTGGCAGATGAAGATGATGCCAACTACACATATCTACACAAAGGCATCAGCGAAAGACATTTCCGCAGAGAATTTCAACTTGCAGATCATGTGGAAATCAGCAATGCACACCTTGAACTTGGTATCTTGAGCATACGTTTAAAACGTGAAGTTCCTGAAAGCGCCAAGCCAAAAACTATTGCTATTACGCACGTTTCTTAATATAATAGTGTAAATACAGTGGCAGCAATTTCGCTGCCACTTTATCAAGGAAAGTAACAATGCCTCAATCAGATATCCGCACACGCATCAAACCACTAGAAGCTGTAAAAGAACCCCCAATGTACCGCGTGGTTTATTTGAATGACAATCAAACTTCATCAGAGTTTGTGGTTGAAAGTTTGATGGAGCATTTTGATTATACTGCCGAAACAGCGGATCAAATCACAATTGACATTCACGAATCTGGCTCAGCTGTGGTAGCTGTGTTGCCCTACGAAATTGCCGAACAAAAAGGCGTAGAAGTGACCATGCTGGCTCGAGCACAAAGTTATCCTTTGCAGATCAAACTAGAACCTGAATCAAATTAATAGTTAATCACAATACGCTTTGGGTAGTACACCTGCTGTGAATAAGTTGTGTCTCCCCGACCTCTGCAGTTGTTGACAAATCTAACTCCGCTACGAACTTGATCCACAGATCCATGATAGTGCCCAAAACACCAGGTGTGAATCTTTTTTTCAGTGTCAGCACCTAGTGCCTGCATCATGTATCGGTTGCCCGCAGTGTTCATTCTTGAAGATCCTACTAGATCAATGTCGTGCGCAACCAAGGCAGGATCAGGTACTGTGTGAGTAACCACGATGATTTTTTTAACATCAGGATGTGTTTGCAATCGTTTGATACTGGTATTCATGTACAGAGCATCGCTTACAGCCATTTGTGCAATGGATCGAACAGTTGCTACGTCAAGGTCATGACGCTCGGCATACCATAGCATGGCGTCAGCTGAATCAATGGATGAGTCAAAGTCAAATGCCCACCACCCGGAAGTGCCCACAATAGCAACACCGTCGATCACAACCACATTGTCTTGCAAGTACACCACATTGGGTATGAGTTCAATTTGTTGACTCAGATACTGATAACTAAAATCCAGCTGTGTGATATAATTTTTGTGTTCATCATTGCCGTCTATGTAAAAAACAGCTCGATAGCAGGTTCCTAGATGTTTGAGAGTTTTTAACAACAATGCTTGATCTTTGCACACATCACCGGCCACAATACACACAGGACTAGTGGCCTGAGCTGTCCAGTCAAAAGATTCAGGCCAGGTTTCAATGTGTAGATCAGAAATTAAATCAAAAGCAAATTGCATGATACATATTTAAAAGGAAAACACATGAACATTATATTTGGAGACTCAATCAATCAAATTCCCAACAGTTTTACTGTGCTGGAACTGGACACATTCCGTATGATCAACGAAGGTCGTAACGCCACCGCATATTGCGTGATTGAAAAAATTCCCTTGACTGATTTTGACAAGCTGACAGCCTACAAAAAAGTACATAGTGATCTCCTGGAGAACTATCGCAGACGCGAATGGACCTATTGTGAGCATGCTATTGAAGGCCTTATGGGCAAGTGGAACAACGAACTAGATTCTTTTTATTCTGACCTGTTGTTACGAGTACAGACATATCGTCAAAATCCCCCTGGAGACGAATGGGATGGCACTAGAGTCAAGATTTAACGTTAGAATGTTTTAGTAATTCTTTTGTTCTTTCATATTGTGCCAGAGTCGCCCAGGATGGCCTCCATTGAGGATGGTATTTAGATTCTAAATATTGAAATTTAATTCCGGTTGTGTAATTGTTCATTTCTGTAATTCCTTGATTTAAATTTTGTTGATATTCAAGAATAACCTGTTGTTGAAATTCTTTACTAAAGAATCTTTTGTGATTGTGTTCGCATACTTCTTGCATTTTTTTATACATGATTTCTTTTTGTGCGCCTGGCATAGTTGCAATTGATTTCATTAGATCAACAATTGCAACAAGCCTTTGTGCTGGATCCTGAATATTGTCATAATCTTCGTCGATAATATTCTCAAATGTCTGAAAGCCGTAACTTTGCAAATATGCTAGACTTCCTGGTGTAGATACCAAAATAAACGGCTGTCCACAAGCTATTGGTCTCAATATTTTTTCAGTAAGATGCCATCTAGTGTCGTCAAACAATGTTTCTAAAACAATTTCTATGCCGCATGTTTGATAATCCTCACCTGCATAATCAGCGCTGGCTGAGCTTGGTGTTAAGTTGTTTTCAAAGAAATCTTCAAGATCAAATCTTGAAATAGACAACGTGGGATTTTTGAATTGATGAGATTGATAATGGTAATTTTGATCTGTATCACTGAATGACATCTTGCATTTTTCAGCCAGATCATAGTTAACGATTAACTCAGTAAACCTTAACCGATATTCCCTGACCCCAGACCAAGCTCTGTTATACACCAGGAAGTCTTTTGTTATTGATTTGTTTTTTAATAACGGGTCTATTTCTGCGTATCTGAACCAGTCTCTTGCAATAATAGCATGACTCCAGAGATACACCGGAACAAACTCATTAGATTGATATTTTAAAACCTCGTTACTATTTTTTTCTGAGTGTAATATTAAGGTACGGTCATAAACAGATGGTGGTCCTATTATACGTAACATGAATTCTTTAGCTGTTTTTGAGCTGGTCTCCATGTAAATTTCAAACTCGGGGGAGTTTGTAGTAAATGGGCAAGAATTTTTTATAAAATTGATTATGTCAGATTCTGAATAGTAATTGTAATCCAATGGTTCTTGATCGTGACATATCATGGCAGGAATGTTGGGCCACAAATCTGATTTGTCGTAACTTTTTAACATGGTTAGATTGTTGAGATTTCTTGAGCCATGAGGATTCCAACGATAAATTAATAAGTTATGATTACTGATGCTGTCTAAAAAATTGTATAATCTATCTAAAGGAATTGACATCGAATGAAAAATGTTGGATTTATTGGTCTCGGCAAGTTAGGGCTTGAATGTGCCGAAGTGTTTGCTGAATATTATACTGTGTACGGATATGATATTTACCCAAGATCAAGTGACCTTGTTAAAGTTTGCGATGTGCAGCAAGTAATAGAATCATGTGAATGGATTTTTGTGGCAGTGCCTACTCCGCATGCTGACGGTTATGACGGATCAGTTCCGTCAAGCCACATGTGTCCGCAAGATTTTGGTCACCACGCGGTAATTGATGCGCTGGAAAAAATCAATGCCTATGCTGACTCTCCAAAAAAAGTTGTGCTGATCAGCACAGTGCTTCCTGGTACTACTAGAAAACACTTTGCAACACTATTAGATCCCAAACACACATTCTTATATAACCCCTATCTTATTGCCATGGGATCGGTTAAGTGGGACATGGTCAACCCTGAGATGGTCATGATTGGTTCAGACACCGGAGCAGGCACAGAAATACAGGAACTAGTGGAGTTATATCAGTCCATGATGAAAAATTCGCCACGCTATGTGACAGGCACCTGGGAAGAATGTGAAGCTATTAAGATCTTCTACAATACATTTATTTCAGCCAAAGTGGGCATAGTAAACATGATTCAAGACTTTGCGGTCAAGATTGGTAACATCAATGTGGATGTGGTTACCGATGCACTGGCTGCCAGCACCATGCGGATCATGGGACCTAAATACATGACCGCGGGCATGGGCGATGCAGGTGCTTGCCATCCGCGTGACAACATTGCTCTACGCTGGTTGGCCAAAGAATACAATATTGGCTATGACTTGTTTGACACCATCATGCGGGCTCGAGAACAGCAAGCTCGCAACCTTGCTCAGTTTTTGTTTGACACTGCACTACAGGATGGAAAGGCTTTTGGTCTTTTGCCCATAGTGATTCATGGCAAAGCCTACAAGCCCAACGTGCCTTACTGTATTGGCAGCTACAGCACCTTGGTTGGACACTACTTGAAAGAGCTAGGAGTCCTGGTTAAATATGTTGACCCATTGGCAGATGACCGCACAGATTGTGTAACATCGTTTGATCAGCCAGCAGTGATTCTTATGGCACACAATCGCAACATCACATATGGCTACACAGGTGTACAAGCAACAGATCCAGACTACTTTGAATTTGTTCAAGGCAGCATCATTGTTGATCCGTTCCGACAAGAAGCAAATCGAACAGGCATGACAGTAATACATTATGGCAACACACGCAGTCTCTAAATATCATATTCCTGCATTTTGGGATGATGAATTCCTGGACCTTGAATATATCAATGAAACATTCAACGACAATGAATCAATTGAACATTGGTTGGCACAAGGATTTTCAAGCAAGTTCACAGGCGACATGTGCGACATGCGTAGTGCACAACCCAGCTGGAACCAAACTATCATTGAAGTGTTCACCCAGCTGGGATGGCAAGATATTGGCACCAGTTACTACAGAATGATGCCAGGAACAATTTTGCCCACACACCAAGATCTTTACAAAAAATACATTGACATATTTGATCTGCAAGGTCAGGAACACACCATTTGCCGAGCTGTGATATTTTTACAGGATTGGCAACCTGGACACTACTTGGAGGCCATGGACGAACCTGTGGTCAAGTGGCGTGCGGGTGATGTGATAGAATGGTGTTATGACACTCCACACATGGCAGCCAACATGGGTGCCACAGTCAGGTACACGTTACAAGTTACTGGACATGTGCCCAAATGATCTCCAGCTACAACGAATACAGCACACTAAAACGCATTGTGGTAGGTGACGCTGCCTATGCCAACTGGCCCACAAAGGATCCTGTGTTTAGATCCGAAGCTGAACGCACACTGTGGAAACATACACCATTACCCAGCGGACCAGTGCCCGAGCACATTATACAGGAAACCAATCAAGACCTACAAGGCTTGTGCAGCATTTTGACCATGCATGGTGTGGAAGTTGTGCGTCCCAGTACATTTGACTTTCAAACCCATGATGGGCTGTACAACTATTGCCCACGTGATCGATTTATTGTGTATGGTTCTATCATAATTGATCCTGCCATGATGTATCCTTGCCGTGATCAAGAATACCAGTGTTATATAGACATACTTGAAGATGCTGATCAGATCATTCACATGCCTCGAGACTCAGGTATGGTGCTGGACGCTGCTAATGTGCTGAGAGTAGATCAGCACCGATGGTTATTTTTGGAATCTGCTAGCGGCAATCGAGCTGCTTACGAGTGGCTATGTGCACAATTGCCCGAGGTAGATATTGAACTGTGTAACTTTTATTCTGGAGTACATATTGATTCAACAATAGTGGCACTGAATGCAGATCAATTTGTTGTTAATGGCAGCAGACTAGATCGGAATAGAAAAGATCTACCACGACATCTCAAGGGAAAAGAGATATTTTTTGTTGAAGAAGTAATAGCGCAAGGATTTTACGAATATCCGTATGCATCAAAATGGATTGCACTCAACATGTTGAGCATTGATCCTAAAACCGTCATAGTTGATGCCAAACAGGAAGCCATGATACAGGCGCTAGAACAAGGTATGGGCATGACGGTTATACCCCTGGAACTGCGTCACAGCAGGACTCTAGGCGGGGGATTCCACTGTGTAACGCTTGATTTGGTACGATGTTAACCGGATTCAACTTGGCCAGTAGCTACACCATCACTGTTTGATAACACATAATTAACAAATGTTTCAGCCGCTTCTTGTGTGTGCCAGCCGCGTTTGACTTCTACAGATGTTTGGTCAGTATTTGCAGTTATGTTTGCTGCATTTTCGTATCCTGGCATCAAGTCCCCGCCAAGACCGTTGTCAATCATTTCTTGTGCTTTGATTTGAATATCTCTTAAAATATTCAAATTTGCTGAATTAGTCCTAACTGCCTCAACCGAATATGTAACTACAGATATCCACATAAAAACTCCTTTTTTTTATTTATGAACAGCTACTGATTTGACATTATTCCAGATGTGTTGTATAATACAAGCATGATTACACCTAAGATTGGTTTTTGTTGCAAATGGCTAAATGATCCGAGCGAATGTGGCGGCATGAAAGTCAATGCAGTGGACCGTGAACTAAACGGCCGATCAACCACCATGCGCTGGCTTCGCGAACATGCAGACGAAGCTGAACAACGGCAATGGGACATAATGAATCACAATGCTGCCGCAGCAGTAAAAATGATTGAACGAGTGGCCACGCTACCTCCCGAACGCAGAATGGTGCGCCTGGGTAGTGAAATGCTGCAAGGATATACTGAAGCCAGCTGGATTGACTGGTGGCAGCGAACAGAGATACAAGATCATCTGGCCCGTATTTTTGCTCCTGTTGGCGAAACTGCCCGCAGACTGGGTGTGCGACTCAGCTTCCATCCCGGACAGTTCTGTGTGCTGGCCAGTGAGTCGGATGAAATTGTAGAACGCAGTATCCTGGAATTTGAGTATCATGCAGACATGGCCCGTTGGATGGGCTATGGAAAAACCTGGCATGATCATGGTTTTAAAATCAACGTACATTTGTCGGGTAAAGGTGGTCCCGACAAGTTTTTGCGCACACTGGGTCGACTGACTCCTGAAGCGCGAAATCTAATTACCATCGAGAATGATGAGATGACAAATGGGATTGATACTACTTTGCTTGTGGCTGAGCATGTTGCTCTTGTGCTGGATGTACACCACCACTGGATCAACTCGGGGGAATACATCACCCCCACTGACTCTCGTACAATGCGGGTTATTGAGTCTTGGCGTGGTCAGCGTCCTGCTCTTCACTACTCTGTTAGTCGTGAAGATATTTTGGTTGGGCATGATCGAAGCGTTCGACCAGACCTTTCTGAACTTCTTGATCGAGGTTTTAAAAAGCAAAAGCTCCGCGCACATAGTGACTTCATGTGGAATGATGCCTGCAACAAATGGGTAGTGGGGTTTGCTGACAATTTTGACATTCAGTGCGAAGCCAAGGGCAAGAATCTAGCATCCATGCAGGTGTACGAGCACTACAAACAACTAGCATGAACATAATTCTCAAAGATATTTTTACCTGGATACATGATGATTACAAAACTAACAGATTCCGTTTTGTCGTGGAAGTACTTGCTTGGGCTATCAGTATTGGCTGTAGCATTACGATGGCTGCCACTGTACCCACTCCCCCTTTACTTGCTATGTATCCTATTTGGATTCTTGGTTGTGCTATGTACGCTTGGGCTAGTTGGACTCGCAAATCGTTTGGTATGTTGGCTAACTACATCCTGCTGGTGACCATTGACAGTGTTGGCTTGATCAGGATGCTGACACAATAATTTTACAAACGCGATCTCTGACTATCAGCTGCCGCAACCTACCAATTTACAGTATTTGACAAATTCGTAGGTTCCCCATATGGTTCCCAATACCATTATTATTAGCAGTGTTGCTAGTAATACTGTTTCTATTAGATCTTCAAGTTCTTTTTTGTGACGGGCTGCTGCTTCTTTTTCACGACGAATAGCATGTGCTTCATCCGCATCCATGGCAGCGGAGCGTGATTTGATCTTGTTCCAGACGTCTACCTTGCCTGCTTGCATGAACAGCAGTTGCAACTCGTCTTCAAATCGTTTGGCCTGATCCAGAGCCATCTCAATCTGGATGGCTGTGCCCATACTGGATTTTTTACCACTGTTTTTGGATTCCACCATGGCCTTGGATGCAGTGCTCTTGGCGTCAAAGTATTTGCCCAGCACTGGTCCCAAGGACGCTACATCGTCCACAGTCTTGGATACTTTTTTAATCAATGCAACAGCAGCTTGTATGCCGGCCAGTGCGGTTAGCGGATCAATCATTTTAGTTCTTTTCTTCCTTCTAATTTACATATTTCTTTGTGCAATCGATTGGAGCAATCTTTCTTTTGCCATTCCACGCAAACTACTCGACGATCATATACATCGCCCGTCCAGGTCCATCTAACACATGCCCATGTGTAGTCCGTGGCTTTTTCAGTATCTTTTTTGGTTTGAGCACCTGAATTCAACATGCCCAAACATACCACAACAATAAACACCACAGTTTTGATCACAAAAAAGCCTCATGCAGTATTTACATAGGGCTTTTAAATTGTAAACCGGGCAGTTATCGCGGCTGGAACTGGTTTGCATGTTATGCAACTGGTGTAACAAAACTGTAATATTTGGTTGTTAAATAAATGTACTAACAAGGAGACTTTATGAAACGATTTATCACAATGCTGCTGGCAGCAGTAGCAGTCACAGCTCACGCAGACATCACAGGTGCTGGTGCAACATTCCCCTACCCTATCTATGCCAAGTGGGCAGAAGCCTACAAGAAAGAAACCGGTATTGGACTCAACTATCAGTCAATTGGCAGTTCAGGTGG